TTATTTCATGGGCTTCTTTCTACCATTCTTCCCGTTGCGGGTCGCCTTCTTATTCTGCGGATTTGCGCGCGGCTTGCGCGTAATGCCAGACCTAGCAACCGCTTCGGCCGCCGCCTTCAGGTCGTCAGCCATGTGTTTGCCGTAGACGGACTGGAGCGTCTTGACGCTCGTAGCGGTCATGCCGGACACCACCCAAGGGGACGCCACGCGGAGCGCCCAGCTAACCGCCGTGTGCTTCAGGATGTGAGGCGTGACGTGCGGCAACTTGGCTTCCTTGGCCACCTCGCGGAAGGCTCGGCGGATGCCCTTCACGGGGCGTCTGGAGCGCTCTACGCCGTCCTTGCGGGCATTGTGGTACTGGATGACCCTGTCGCCCGGCTGGCGCTTGTGGAGCCTCCGCAGGCTCGCCAGCAGCCGATCGGGGACGGCGGTCACTGCCCGGCGTTTCCGCGAGTGCGTGACGCCCGGCAGCCGGAAATCGACAACGCCGGTTCGGAGGTCAATTCGATCCCAAGTGAGTTGGAGAATGGCAGTCCTGCGGGCGCCTGTGTAGACAGCCAACCGGATGAAGAGTCCAACGTGACGGTGACCGAGCCGCCGTGCGGCACGGAGAAGGCGGGCGACCTGCTTCCGGTCCAGCACGTGAGCGCGGGGCGGCGGCTCTCTAAGGGAAGGGACGTGCGGGGCTGCGGAAAGGTCACCACTCCTGACGGCGAAACGCAGACCGGCACGGAGCGTTCCGAGATGGCGGTTAATCGTGCCGTCGGCTTTGGGGCGTTCTTCGGCCCGGCAATGTTCGATGTAGCGTTCGTGGTTGCGGGCCGTGACGACATCCGTTGATGCTTCGCCATAGAAAGCCTTCAGGTGGTTGATTGCGATCTCGATGCGCTCTGCGCTCGGCAGGTGCTTGGCGTGGCGCTCCCAATAGGAATCTAGCAGAGTGCTTATGCCGACTTCGCCGGGCTGGGCTGGAGGGCGACCACCTTGGTCAAGGATGAAGGCCGCGAGGACTTGCTGAGCTTTTCCGAGATCTGTCTCGCGCGTTGAACGGCGGTGAGACCGGGTCCCGACCGTCCACGTGATGTAATGTCGGCCTGTGTCGGGATGCTGCCAAAGTTTGATTTCGCCGGGCATACAGCCTTCGCCTTGTAAGCGTTGATTTCGGACATGGGGTAGAAGAACCGACCGCGGACCTTGGCAAAGCCTAGCCGCTCGGCCAAGCGTTCAGCCCTGACGACGTATGCCGAGACACGGAGCTCAGCCGCCGCCTCCTTCTCTGTCAGCCAAGGGTCACGGTCAGTCATGCCTGCACCTGGCGCTTGCTCATGCCGGTGATCTCGACCACGCGCCCAACGCGGATACGCTCGCTCATTGAAAGCCTCTGTGTGGTCAGATAAACAGGGTCGCAGGGATGCCACGCAGGGCACTTCGTTCCTTCGTCTCGTTCCATGCAGGCGCGGCGCTCGCCATAGCTCACTCCTCGGACAGGGCGCGACGGGCTTTGCGGCAAACGTCTACCGTGAGGGCTTTGACTTCCCGTTCCGTGGCATCGACCCAAACCTGATGATGTCCGTCTTCGCGGTCGTCATAGATGTCAGCGATTGCCGCTAGAGGCTTCAGCGCCTCCCGCAGCCTCCCGTTCTCCTCGGCCAAGCGGTCGTGATCCGACAGGAGGGCGGGGAGATCGGCACGCACAGCTTTGTGAAAGGCGACGGACCACGCGCTCAGCATGCCGTCACTTGCGATTGCCTTCGCATGAAGCTCCCGCATCTTCTCTACGGCGGCGGGATTGGCTTTGCTGGGCGGCATCATGCGTGCCCCGGCCCTTCTTCCGATTCGGTGCCGTCGTCAGCGATGCGAATCCGGCGACACCACATGCAGCCCGCAATCTGGGCCGCCACAGCGTCATCGCCCTCAAGAGCGCATGCAGGAGGACCGGCGCAGACGTGAATGATTGCGATGTCATCGTCGCTCCGCATCTTCTCTACGGCGGAACTGGCTTTAGCGGTCATGACCGAGGGACCTTGCGGCGCCGGGCGATGGCGTCCATTAAATCGACACCGAAGGTCTGCGAGCCCTTGCCGGCGAGAAGCGTCTTGAGCGCGACCATAGAGACGAGGTCGATTTCGTCACCTGTAACTTCGTGGTGCACCGTTAAGGGAAGTAGCTTCACGTTGTCGATCGCGGCGACCTTGACGGGTACGTAACCAGCCTCGATCAACATTTGCCGTGCATCGTCGCCAAGCTGCGCCTTGTCCGTGTAAATAAAGATGGCCCGTGCGCCCGGTTTGATCGGGACGATTGAAGTTTCCTCAGTGGTCTTCACGTCGATTCTCCGTTGTTGGGCGGGGGAGGGAGTCATATCAGAGGGCATTTGGGGTCCTTGTGTTCCTCACGGCGCGAAGGCGCGCCATGAGATTGCTGTGGGGATACAGGGTGCCACGAGGCTCACTACTGCTGCGGGGTGCTCAAGCGGCCTTCTTGAGGCTTGGCAAGTCGGCCTTGATGCGGGCGATTACCTCGTCCGACAGCACGACCGGCAAAGCGCGCCCCTTGCGCGGGCGCAGCACTTCACCAGCAAGCGGCCAGACGCCCTCAATCTGCTCCAGCGTTTGCGATGCCCAGATCAGCGCCTTGTAGTCGGCCAGCTTCTGGGAGCGGGCCTTCTCGCAGGTGCTCTTTGCCGTGAGCGAAGCAGAGATGGCATCTGTCTCTTCCTGTCCGGCTATGTACATGCGGTTGCTGCATCCATAGCCGTTGGGAACGAGCGGCCCTTTGTCGGGCATGCGAAAATTGAACTCGACCACCCCGCCCGCCGCGAGTTGAAGGCGGATGCAATCGTCGTGACGCGCCACCGTGTACTTGAGTAGCAGCTTCATGTCCTTTGTCGGATAGCGATCCTCGACCAGATGCCGAACGAGCGGCGCGGCCTTCGCGTACGCGATTGCGTCGGCCTTCTCCTCGTCGGGACAGGTGATCCGTTCCTTTGCAAGGCCGTAGAGGAAAGTCCGGTCGCCTTCGTTCAGTCTGATAGTGCTCATTGTGCAGTACGTCCTTCAGTTGGAGAAATCGATTGGCGCGGTAGGGTAATCCCGCGTAGCCCCTTCTAATCTCCCCTCTTCTCGACCATGGAGAGGAGGGTGTCGGCGTGGCGAAACTGTTTGAGGATCGCGTCTCGCTCATCGCAAAGACGGTTCTCCTCTTCCTCGCTGCTGGCGCGCTCGATCTTGCTACCAAGCGACAGGAGATGTTCAGCGGCTTTGCGCAGCGTTCCCGCCTCCCCTGAAGGAAGGGCGGGGGAGTCTTGAGAGGACTTGAGCGAGCGGATGCGTTGCGCCAACAAGAACGCGGTCCTGGCCTTACCATCGCTGGCGAGAGAGACGCGGAATACTTCGTCGCAAATCGCTGCGCACTCTTCAATGATCGCATCCCGGTCTGAGAGGCGGGAGAGGAGAGCGCGGGCGACCCTGTTGGCCCGAGGGATGTACCAATCCCAATTGGTCACGCGATGGCCGGCTTTCACGATTTCCCGCGCGGCCTCTTCCACTGCTGAAGGGGGATTGGGTTCGCCGCCACGGTCGGTCGGGTCGTCAGCCATTGGAGTCCTCCTGCGTGAGAGCGAGTCCCGTCCGTGCGCACGCCCCACGCGCCCCGCACTGATTCGGGAACTGACAGGACAGGCAGTACGGCGTGCCCTGGTTGTCGGCGGCGACACGGGCTCGAGCGCGGATGCGGCGGCGCACCTTGGCCGACAGGGAGCGGAGCGGGAGCACGAGGTGGGCGAGGTTCATGCCGTCACGCCCGGCGCTGCCGCCTTCTTCCGGATCAAACGCTCGATGACGCGCTGCGCGTCGTGTCCCGGTCGCGTGATCGCCCGCTTGCCGTGGGCGCAGGCTTCCGCGCCCGACGCAAACAGCGGCACCGGACTCTTGTAGGCCCACACCGATGGATCAACCGTCCGCCCGTGCAGGCGCATCGCCAGCAGGTTGTTCGGCCCGTGAGCGCCAACCCAGCCGGCGCACAAGCGGCCGTCCTGCTGGTGGCACATGAACAGCCCGGTCGCGCCCTTGGCGAGCTGGTCGATGATCTCGCAGTCGTAGATCGGCAGTTTGTCGTATTCGCTGGCGGCCCAGACGCCAGATGGCACGTCCTGACGGTAGGGACATGATTTGCATGGTGCCTTGGCGCATCTCATTGCCGTTCCGTCTCCAACTGCCGCTCGATCTCTTCATCATCGAACCCGAGCTTCTCCATCCGAGCTCGGAATCGCTGTTCGTCGTGGTCGCGATCGAAGTCGGCCCATGTGGTCTCGACTTCGATCTCCCAGGTGGTGGCGATCAGCATCAGGCCGCCTCGTTCAGTTCCGGCCAGCTGCGCGACCGGTCGAAATCAGTGAGCGCTCTTGCCCACCGGCTCTTCGCGCGGCCGACGTGATCCTTGAGCGCATGCCGCATCGGGCTGTCGATCGGTGAGTCGCAGAGGATGGCGTAGGCCTTCAGGACGCTGGCAAAGGCGTCACGCTCGATGCGCTGCAGGATGTCCTGTCGTTCGCAGGAGCCCGATTGCAGGAGCATGGCAAAGCGCGTCGGGCGGACGGCAGAGGCGGTTTGGTTCGCGATCATGATCCCATCGCCTTATCCATCTTTGCACCCCAGGCATTGAGCCAGCCTCGACAGAGCCGGAGCTTCAGCCGTTCGGGCTTGCCCTCGGCATCATGCGGGTAGGCGAAGCCGTATTTCGCGCCGGGTTCGATGGGAACGCCCTTGTGGCAGTAGAAGCCACCGGACTGCTCGATGTTCTGCTTGATCGAGGCCCATTCCTTCTTGTCGCGCTGTTCCGACGAGCCCGGACGGAATGCGCAGTTATCACAGGGGTCCTTGAAGGCGCAGAGCGAGTCGTCTGGGTCCCAGATCAGATCGTGATGCAGCGGCTCCCACAACGCGCGGCAGGCAACGCAGGCGGCGATCTCGGGGCCGTAGCCGCCGAACTTGCCGGGCTTGACCATGGCGCGGGCGACGTCGGCGCCGCCGCACTTCGGGCAACGGTCGCGGGCGTCGCGAGGCACGGCGCGCTCGATGATGTTCATCGCAACACGACCTCGCCATTCATCTTCCGCTTCCACTTCGATGCTCGCGATCCCGGCATGGTGCTGGTGACGGTCCGGGGAATTCCGAAGTGACGCGCCTTGATCCGCTTGGCCTTGGCGATGCTGGCAAGGTCGGTCTTGTCCTTCAGTCGCCGGCAGGCTTCGTGGGCTGGGCCGCAATTGTAGTCCTCATCCTCGCCACCCAAGCCGAGCGGGCGTATATGCTCGACGGTCCATGTGTCGCCCGCCTTGATGCGCTGCTCGCACAAGACGCAGCGGCCGGCATGGGCCTCGAAAATCCGCAGGCGACGCATCGGGCTCATGGGACCGCGGGGCGTCGTGGCGACGTCGGTCATAGCCGGACGCTCCGCTTCGTCGCTTCCTGGGTGCGCCATGCCTCGATACGGGCGGCGTGGGCGTCTCGGAGGGCGCGCATCTTCTCGTCCTCGAAGATCGCTTCCTTGAGGCCGTCCAGGGCGATCCCGTAGGCATCCGAGGCGAGGGCGGCCATCTTCTTGGCGTCCACCGCTCCCGAGGGCTGGTTCATGAACTCGATGGCCTGGATGCGTTTCAATCCCTCGCTCAAGGTCGCGCGCTCGGCGCGGGCCTTGGCGACGGCATCGGCCGAGTCGAATAGGAAGTCGACCGACGCTTGGACTTGCTCGTCGGTGATCATCGTCCGGCGTCGCCCATCTGCAGATCCTCGAGCCGGTCGTCTGCCGCGACGATGACCTTCGCGCGGTTGCCTTGGCCCCAACCCTTCATTCGGGAGGCGTTGGCCTTCATGATCTGATTGACCTTGGCCACGGTCGACGAGGACTTGATCAGCGCCGCGACCTTGCCGGCGGTCTCATCCTGTGTTGCCCCGTCTGGACAAAGGTCTTCCGTGTCGAGCGGCAAGGCCTTCTGGGTCGTGCTGGATGGCGACGTCGTGGCGGCCCGCTCGCCGCTCGGTTCATCCGCGAAGATGGCAGTCAGACCATCGGCGATGATCTGTCCGACCTCGCCGGCGCACTCGCTCGCGATCTTGAGGGCGGCTTCGCGGTTGTTGTCGATCGCCGCGGCCAGGTCGGCGCCTCCCAGTCTGCCTGTGAGCTTCTCGAATTCGTCGGCCCACTGGACGGCCGTGTAGGTTCCGACGGTCTCGCCGGTTGCATCATGTAGCGGCCACCCCTCGGCCTCCGTCGACTTGCTGCGTTCCGCGGACTCCTCGCGATCGAGCTCACGCTGCTGTTGCTGCGGCTGCTCGCCTTCGGGCGGCCCGTCGGAACGCTGCTCTTGGGGCTCCACAAAGTCAGCGCGCCGCGGCTGGGCCGGGGCGGTGGTCGCCGCGCCGAGCCCGGTCACATCGAGCATGTCCATGACCTCGTCGTAGTTGGTAAGACCCTTGAGGACGTCGGGGAAGGCGTCGCGCGATGCCCAGCCTTTGGCGCGCTGCTGCGCCATACGGTTCGGATTCTCGGTCCACGGGCCGGCCTTCTTGAGCCACCCCGCGCGGGCCGCCTGCGGCCTGGTGATCGTCTGAGAAATCGGCGTCTTTCGCCCGGCGCGCCAGATCGTGCAGGTTGCCGTCTCGAATAGACCATCGTCGTCGAGCGTCATTTCCTCCTTCATGTCCTCGAGGAGGCCGGACGCGGCGACCAGGCCGTCTCGCGCATCGCCGTAGATCGTCGGGATGCCGTTGATGACGGCGATACCCTGGACGGCGGAGAGCGGCGGCAGGCCGACCTCGAGCCCGGCCATGATGGCGACGCACACCATCTCGACCTGGATCGGTCCGCGCCCGCTGTCCGACCGATATGACTTCGGTGCCGTACCGCTGGCGGCGATCAGTTGCGCCATACGCCATGCCTGATCGAAGTCCTGCGGGATGATCGGCAGAATTCGATTGCCGCCCGCGAGCGGCGGCTTCACGCGCTGCGGCAGCTGTGGCGTCGGCGCCGGCTGTGGCGGAGCCATCGTGGCGGCAGCGGGGCGCGCAGAGGTCTGGGTATCGGCCATGGGCTTTTCCTGCTCGGTTCTCAGCGTGTGACGCTGCTGGTGACGGGGAAAATCTCGACGCCGGGGATCGTGAGATCGCACTTGCCGTCGGCGGTCGTGGCAGCGCGGATCGCGGCCGTGATCAGGGGCTCATGCACCTTGCAGTAGGCGCGCGGGACCTTGTCCAAATCGATGATGTTGTGCTTCCATTCGGTGCGGAGCGAAGCCACGGCACCGAGATCGGTCCGGGTGCGGCTCATGTCGGCGGCCTTGGCGGCGGCCTCCTTGTCGGCCTTCGCCTTCTCGACCTTGGCCTTCTCCGCGGCATCGCGGGCTTCCTGCACCTGGCGCTCCTGCTCGGCGCGCTCAGCGGCGGCCTTCTCGATCGCGGCCTTCGCTTCCGCCGCCTCACGATCGGCCTTCGCCTTCGCCTCAGAGGCCTCGCGGTCTGACTTGGCCTTCGCCTCCGCAGCTTCTCGGTCAGCCTTGAGGCGTGCCGCCGCAGCCGCGGCCCGCTCCTCCCGGCTCTTGGCCTCGGCAGCGAGCCGCTCTGCATCCCGGCGGGCGTTCTCCGCGCGCTCAGCTTCGCGGCGGGCTTCCTCGGCGCGACGACGCTCGGCCTCCTGACGCTCGCGTTCGATGCGCTCAGCCTCCGCCTTCGCCGCAGCCTCCTGCCGCTTGGCCTCGGCCAGCCGCGCCGCTTCCTCGCGGGCTTGGCGCGCCTGTTCATCGGCGAGACGCTTCGCCTCGGCTGCCGCCGCGTCGCGACGCGCCTTCTCCTCGTCGGCCCGCTTCTGCTGGTAGGGCGTCAGATAGTCCTTGGTCATCTTCTTCTTGAGGTCGTCGACCTTGTCCGACATGCCCTTGAAGAAGCCATCCGTCGCCGCGATCAGCGCGCGGTGCGGCTCGTTCGCGGAGAGCCGCGTCACTTCGCTGTTCCGGCTGAATTTGGTGCACGACTTGATGGCCTCGATGATCTTGGCCTCCCACTCGGCGTCCATTGTCTCGGGGAGTCGGCCTTCCATGGCGAGCAGCTCGTTGCACCGACGGGCCAGGTCGCCATACGTGTCCTGCAGGTGGCTGCGCAGGATCTCGATGGGGTCCGGCGGATTGTTGTGGCCGGGGCCGACAGAGCGACCCATCAGATTGTCGTTAATGTCGGGCATGGTGATTCCTTTCAGAAGGGCAGGAGAGTGTTGAAATCGACGGGCTTGTGCGGTCGGGCCTTCGGATGGTTGGGCGCGTGCTCGCGCGTCCATTCGGCGTCGGCGACCAAGAAGCGATATTCAGCCTCGGTGATCGGCTCGCGGGCGCAGTAGGGCCAGAAGCGATCGACGTCGAAAGCAACTCGACACCGATAGATGTTGCCTTCATCGCGCTCCCAACGATCGGTGCGGCCATCCACGGAGACGTTCCATCGCGGCCCGCGGTCTTGTTCCTCGTCACCGATGATCGGCAGGCCGTACCAAATCCTGATCGCGACTCGAGGGCCGCCCTTAACGAGGGCGGTCGCGTAGAAGCCTGGGACCGGCGGCCACGCGGGGACACTCTCGAGGTCTTTGCGGTTCGGCATCACCGGCGCACCTCTTTGGTATCCCTGACCGGCCGGCAGAACAGACGAGTGCCCTTGGGTTGAATGTTCCCAACGCTCCATTTGTCTAAGTCACAGGCCGTCGAGACATCGAACACGTACTTGATGAAGCACTTCTCACCGGGACGGCAGACGATCATCGCTGTATCCGTTGCAGTGGCATGCTTGGCGGCGACCATCGCGAGGATGGTGGCGATAGCGAGGAGGTAGCGGGTCATGACTGGCTCCCGAGGATGTCCGTCTCGGTGCCGCCTTCGGTGCGGAACCGGATGCCCATGTCCTTCGCGGGGCCGTAGCCTTCGATGAAGCTGTGATCGGCCGCGAGGCCGCGAGCGTGTAGCTGGGCGAGGTGTTCGATGTGCTTGTCGAGCGTGTCGAACGGGTAGAAGTGCAGCCGGAACTCGCGCATGAACTCCGACGTGAACTTCGTCTCGTCCACTGTGACGACAATGGTTTGAGCGACCATGACGCGCTTCGTGGTGGTCACTGTCCGCGCTCCATCATCTCGTCATCGATTCGCTGGTCGCGCTCGGCATCGGGATTGCGCCAGCCGCGTCCGCACTCGCCAGTGCATTGCTCGGGCTGCCAATCGCCGCTGCACTCACGAGGGTGGACGCCGCAATGCTCGCAGCGGTCATCGTCGGGGTTGTGCGTCTTCCAGTCGTCGTATCCGGGGAGGGTCACGGCTTCACCTTCGGATAGATGCCGAGCAGCGCCGCCGCTTTCCGGCAGTCGCCGAGCGTCACGCTCACGGAGCGCGGCTGCTCGTTGTAGAGATCGCTGTCGCCGATCGGGTCGGCTGCTTCGGCGTACGCCAGCACGAAGGGAAGAAGCGCCAGCCGGAGCTTGTGTGCGTCTTCCGCTTTGGGCGGCGCTGCGTGGCGGGGCTCGCGCATGCGGATCATCTCCTCGGTGCTGTCCTGCAGCTTGGCGGCGCGGTGCTGGTCGTGCTGGTGGCCGTACATCAGGCGACCTCCACCTTGGCGATCGCGCGACTGCATGGCCCCACGGGCACCTCGTCGTGAGCTATGTCGCAGTGGACGCACGGATCGCCGATGTGTGTGGGCTCAGAACCGCCGTGAGCTACGCAGGCGAGTCCGGGCACATAGCCGTCGTACCTGCCGTCAACGCGCGTGTAGCGCCCGCGACCAGCATTCCAGTACAGCTTGCTCGGCGGTGGCTTGCCGTATGCAGGCGCGTCGCAGAAGCACTCGCCTGCGATGCCCCACATGGGGACGGAGCACTTGCCGACGCCGTTGGTTAGGTTGTGGTGATGTTCTGCGCTACGCATCACGCAGCCTCCTTCGCGCACGCCGGCCCGCTCGGCGTCCTGTCGAGCTGCTCCCGCAGCTTGGCGTAGCGCTCGATTGCCGCTTTGAACTTCGGCAGCAGCTTCCTTCTTTCCGCCAAGTACCAGCGGACGTCCTTCGCGATCTCGTCGGTGTTCCAGCCGGCCTTGCGCTGGGCGTTCATGGTCGACCAGAGCTTGCGCGCCCGGTCTTCCTTCGGAGCGATGTGTTCGCTCCAGATGTTGACCACGATTTGGGCGGCAGCTTCGTGCGGGAGGAGAGCGCCCTGCCAAGCCGGGGTACCCCAGGTCTGCTCCTTGGCGTCCACTGCGCCGAGCCCCAGATCGGCCGTGATCCGGCGCCAGTCGGCCTGAGCCCAGTCCATCTCTGCCTTGCAGCATGCGATGGAAGCCTCGCGCGACTTGAAGTCGGTAATGCCGGCGGCGATCAGCTTCCGCCAGATGAAGCCCGGCAGGGCGGGACGGCGCGGCTCGGCCACATCATCCACTTCAACAACAACTGTCTCAGGTCGGAGGAGGAAGGCGTCGGTGATCGAGTCCATGGCTCAGGCCTCCTTGGAGGCTAGGGCGATGGTGGCGCGGATTGCTGCGCACTCTTCCTCAAGAGTGTTGCGGGTCGCGCCGCCGAGCGGATAGGCATCGGCCAGCAAGCCCAGCGTGTGGAGCGTGCTTTCGAGTTGGGCCTTCATGTCGGGAGCGGCTGCGATCAGGCGGGCGCGCTCAGCGGCAGCAACGGTGCGCGCATCCTTTTCGCTGGGATGCCGATGGTCCACGTAGACGCAAGCAACCAACTCGTTGCCGAGCATAATCTTGTGGCAATGACCGATGCTCGTCGGGACCGTCTCGTTGCGCCACGTTGCAGGAGCGGATGACTGCTTAGACGTGATAGGGGCCGCCACTGCGGGCGAGCCAATTTCATTCTGATTAGCGACTTGGTCGGCGGGGAGGGTGGTGACGGCGGGCATGGCGGGCTCCGGTGTGGTGAGTCGCAATCTACGCAATATGCGTAACCTATGTCAACGCAAAATGCGTAGTCCTTCGTGACACTGTCCACAGATGAACAGGTGGCAGGTAACAAAAGTTCTTTTCGCTATAGTGGCGGTCTGGCTGGTTCCAAGCTCTGCCGGGGCGGCCGGATTCAATTGCCGTTTCGCCAGTACGGCCGTGGAAAAGATGATCTGCGACGAGCCAGAACTCAGCCGAATGGATGAGACGATGGTCGACCTCTACAAGGCCCAGATCGCGAATGCCTCAAACCGGGATGAAGTCACGGCGCAACAGTATAAATGGCGGACTGAGGTCCGCGATAAATGCACCTCTGCGTATTGCCTCGTGCTTGCCTATCGCAATCGGCTCGGAATCCTGGGCCTTCGATCATCGGAACCGCATGGGCCGCCCTCGCAGCTCTCCGCGCCGGGCCAGCCCTTTATCCCCGTGTTCACCACCTCGGTTGTGCGTGGCGCGCCCAATCCCATCGTCTCTGGAACGACAAACCTGCCAGATGGAGCGCTACTTCAGATAACGCTTCAAGGCCTGCCGCCAGAGTGCATCCCACGGTGCATATATCTAACTTCCAGCGCGACGGTCGTCGGAGGAAAATTCACGTCTGAGTCATTTGGCAATCTGGAGCCAGGCGCATATCGTCTGTTCGTTGGAACGGGATTTGCGAGCGGTCAACCAAAACGCGTTCAGGACGTGATTGGTCAGCACAGCGAGAATGTTGTCGGCCCCACTCTTCATCGTCTGCCGGGTGTGAGTGAACCATTTATCGAATACGAGACGCGGGCCGTGCTGCGCTAGCGGCTTTACACAACTTCACACTACGGCCCCGACGTCGCCTTAGACGGCCGCCAAGCTTCCTGAATGAGAACCACCGCCCTTGCGATCACGCTCCTGATCGCCGCTCCCGCCTTTGCCCAGACCGTCACTGACGGAGATACAATCAAGCTCGACGGCACCAAATGGCGGCTATGGGGGATCGACGCGCCGGAGACGCATCAAACCTGCGCCGACGGCTGGCCGGCCGGGCTCGAGGCCACGGCGACCATGCGCAAGCTCATCGGGGGAAAGACAGTCGTCTGTGAGTTCCGCGGCCACGACCGCTACAAGCGGTCGATCGGCCTATGCCGCGCGGGCGGCGAGGATCTGGGTGCGGAGATGGTGCGCGCCGGCATGGCGTGGGCCTTCACCCGGTACAGCTCCGACTACATCAGCCAGGAGAAGGCGGCGATCGGTGCGCGGCTCGGCGTGCATGCGCACGACTGCCAGAAGGCTTGGGAATGGCGAGCGGAAAACAAGCATTCCAAGCGGTAGTTGCATTTCGTTCCCACATTGCAGCCGAAATGGTCGCACTACAACTGTAGGGGGTCTCGGGTAGGCATAAATGCACGGCAACCAAATACAGTTAGACTGTTACTGTACGTTTGCGAACGACAGGCTCTTGGAAAGCCCGTCGTATCGGGGGAAACATTAACGAAAGCAACAAATTATCATGGGGGAATATCCACTCGTCCTCATTGAATGGGAGGACAGCAGTCAGCCGGCGTCGCGTTGGTATGAACTGAGTGAACTTAAATCCGAAACGTCGGCAAGATGCCAAACCGTTGGATTCTTGGTCGACGATGGATCGGTAAAGATTATAGCGTCGAGCATAGGCAGTTACCACCAAGCCAGCCACGCCACTGGCCTGATATGCATCCCGACGCGGGCAGTAACGAGGATCAGCCGGCTTTCCCGGCGCCGCGGCCTCGTCTGAGGCGTTCTTGCCTCCATCGCTTATGCACCCACTGGATCGGCCCGATCCAGTCGAGCTTTTGATCTTGGATGAGATCGAAGGCCGGGTTGATGCTCTCCAAAACGTAGAGACCGCGCTTCGAGCCGGCGCGGAGAAGCTTGACGAAGCGCTTGCCATTCGTGACCTGGGCCACAACGACTTCGTCCTTGTACGCCCCGAGATCGATGTCGACGCGCTGAATGTGGAACAGCAGATCGCCGTCATGATAGAGCGGGCGCATTGAGTTCCCGCGGACCTCCGTAGCTTCCCCGTGTTCCATGCCGGGAGGAGCGGACACCCAGTCGATCGGGCCATCTCCGTCGATAGGAAAGACCTCGTCGCCGGCGCCAACATAGGACCGGACGGGCACGGTCTTTTCTTCGTCGGACTGCCTACGGAGGTTGCCGCCCGGTTTCGCGGCAACGGCGCCGGATGGTCTGGTGCCCTGCGGCATTGAAGCGGGACCACCGTCTCGTCGCTTCAATGGCAGCGGCCCACCGTCGAATATCCAAGCCCACGGTATTCCGTAGGCCGCTGCGTAGCGTTCCGCCGCCTTTCGACTTGGCGTCCTGTCGCCGTTTTCGTGGCCCAAATAGGTCGAGACTGTCCACCCACGGGCCTCTGCGGCCTTGGTGCCGGATTCGTACTTGCCCTTGTTGATGCGGGCCCATCGCAAGCGCTCTGCGGGCGTGTTGAGCTTTTCCATCCACAGGAGCTTCGCATCCTGCGTTACGCAATAGGCGTTGACGAGACTACGCATTATGCGTAGGTTCCGTCGCCATGATCAATTCTCCAGCCCATGCGATCGAACGTCTTGGCGGCGTAAAAGCCCTCCGGGTATCGCTAAAAAAGCACCTCACGACCGTAGCCTCGTGGGAGACACGCAACTCGATCCCGGTCGCGTGGTGGCCGAAGCTGATCAGCCTCGCCGAGACCCAAGGGCTTGAGGGCTTCACCTACGAAGCGCTCGCCCTCGCGCATGCTAAGGCGAAGTCGCCCCGCCGCCGGAAGGCCGCGTGATGACCGTTTACTTCGCTCGCGCGACTGGCACGGATTTCGTGAAGATCGGCTACGCCGCCATGGTCGAGCGCCGCGTGGCGCAACTCCAAGCTGGCTGCCCGCATCGGCTTGAAATCGTCCGGACGGTCGAAGGTGACTTCGCCACCGAAGCAGCCTTCCACGCTATCTTTGCGGAACATCGAACCGAGGGCGAATGGTTCCGTTGGTCGCTGCGCATGGCGACCGAGCCTGCGCCCGACCCGCAGTCGATCAATCATGGCGTGATCGATCTCTGCGGGATTTTTGGCGGATTGCGATCCACCGCGTCGGCTCTCGGCGAACATCCGAGCCTTATCCGGAAGTGGTTGAGCAAGCGCATCCCGCATTACCGCGAGGCGCAGATTCGCGCCGCCGCCGACCAGTACGACGTCACCCTCGATGAGAAGGTGATGGCGCGGCTGTTCCCGGCCAGATCGTGCGAGGCCGCATGACCTCCCGCCCAGCCATCGCCATCCTCTTGGCCGCGTCTCTGACCGCCTGTGCCTCGCATGAAGGCCCGCTCACCGATCAGGCTGGGAATGTCTACCCGCCGCAGTGCCGTGGGGACCTCTCCAAGGTCGAGGCAACGATCACCTTCAAGCCGCGCCAGTGGATGGCCGAAGAGGCGGCCATCCTCGGGTACGAGGGCCGCATCCTCGGCGAGACCTGGGGCAACCACATCGTGATCGACGACAGCCTGCGAGGGTGGAAGCGGGAAGACACACTCAGGCATGAGCGCTGTCACCTGCTCATGGGGCAGTGGCACAAATGAAGCGCGCCATTGCCCTGTCCGCCGTCTGCATCTTCATCGCCGCGTGGTGGACGATGCTGATCGTCGGCCTCATCGCCTGCACGAAGATTGGCTTCGTCGGCATTCCGATCACGCTGCTGATCTTCTCTGTTTGGCTGGTCGTGGTGGCGTGTGTCATGCGACTCGCGCTGCGGGAGGGCTGAGGGATGGCCCACATGCGCTTCCATCAGCGGTCCCACCCCATCGTGCTTTCCAAGGAGAGCTATGCCGCCGCAGCAAAGGCCGCGCGCGCCGCAATCCCCGGCCTGATCGCTAAGGGCTATCTCGAACTTGCTGCGCATCTCTCACGTCGGGCTGCTGAATTTGAAGAGAGGTCCGCATGATCGACATCTCCTACACCCCGTCTTCCGATCACGTCGCCTTGGCAGAGAAAGCCGCCGAGCTGCTCAGGTTTGCCGAGGCGGCTGGATGCGATGAAGCGGCCATAGAGAGAATCCGCGCACGGGTTCGGCAACGGCAGGTCGAGGAAGAGACGGGGAGGGTGTCGACGTGACCAAGACGCTGATTACCGGATCGATCTCCGGACCAACATTCACGTCCACCGACCTGAATATCTACACCGCTCGGGCGCTCGGCATGGACGACGTGCTCACCGAGGCCGTGACCGTGGTTCAGGAGAGCAGCTACCAAGCCAGCCTCGAAAGCATGTACGGCGCTGTCACTGCCGGGCTCTCCAAGATGCTCAGCAACGGTCGACGCCAGCAGCACGGATACACCCGCCGCCACGTCGGCGGCTGGGCGACGCCGAAATCCAAATACCAGCCGCACGGGGGCGCGAAGCAGGCAGCCAAGGCCGCCAAGCGCGCGGCGAGGGGAGTTTAGAGCGTGCGCTCCTTCATCGCCCTGCTTGTCAGCTTGATCCTCGCCGGTGTCGTGGGCTTCACCGCTCAACAGTGGTCGATCATCACCAATCCTGGCGCGCCGATCACCGCTGACTGCATCGGTATCTCCGTCACCGCCTTCGGCTTGCTGTTCCTGCTGGTCGCTATCACGCGGCAGGCGGGACGGGGGAACTGAGCCGTGAAGAGCTTGGCCGAGATCGACGCCGACATCGCCGTCACGGTCGAGGCCTTGGCCCGGCTGCGAGACGAGCGTGCCGATGCCGTTGCCCGCCAGCGAGAGGCAATCATCAAGGCCTTCGATGATGGCGCGACCCAGAAGCAGTTGCGCGAGGGCTACGGGCTCACGGAGCAGGCCCTGCGGGACATCCTCCGCCGCGCCGGTCGAAGCGAGCGCCAGCGCATCAAGGCCAACCTGACCCTGAAGGAACGTGAGCGTTACCAAGTCCTGCTCCGCCGGGGCGTTCCTTTCCGCACGGCTGCGGACATCGCCAAGGAGCTGCATTCGTGATCGGCCCGGACGGTCTTGGCTGCGTGGGTAGCCGAGGAGACGGCCGTCCGGGCCGCGTGAGCGCTGCAGGGGCAACTACGCGTCACGAACTCACCAGGCCGTCTGTCGAGCGGCCTAATCACTCCCCGCGTCCGAGACCGATAGCAATCCGAGGGTCCGGACGCCGCCTCGCCGCCATCCTCCCCAGGATGCCCCTCACGGCGGCGAGGCCCGTTTCCTCCGGTGTTGATAGCCACCGGCTTTCCCCCTGCCGCTTCTCTCTCCTCGGGCGGCGGGTAACTCGCCGGGCCTTCGGGCTCGGCACTTTCTTCAGCGGGCGTCACGCCCGAATTTCTCTTCGCGATGAGCTTGCCGGCCATATCGCGAAGGAGCGAGCCAACCGAAACCCATGTGTCTTTGTCAGCCCGTGTGCTCATGCCTCAGTTATGGAGCGAGAGCATGGCGAGAAAAACGTACCCGTGTACGGGACCTAACGGAGTAAAGCGCGTGAGTATGGCGATACGTGTGTCCATGGCCGATGTCATCGCGGACGTGCTCTGCACGCTTCCCGCGAAGCTGATTGCCGCCAAGGCGCGCGCGAGTGTCCGTACCGTCGAAGGCTGGAAGCAGCGTCGCAGCGTGCCCAAGGGCGAGCACGTACTAGCCATGCTGAGCGATGACGACCTGTGCGCGCTGTTGCTCGCGCCGGTCAATCCAGAGGTCGCGCATCAAGCGAAGGTAGTAGCGGCCAAGAAGCGGTTGAAGGAACTGGAGGCTGGCGAGTGAAGGATCTCTACGTCCGCTTCCACAAATGGACCAAGCCGCACCTCAGCAATCAGGAGCCGGACCTCTTCTACTGGGTCCTTGGCACCGGCTTCGTGACGATCTTCGTCCTCAAGGTTTGCCTGCTGGATGCCTATCGAAAGCTGCGCGCGGCGGTGGTGGAGCGGATCGAGAGCGACAGGGAGGGGAGATGAACGACGTTCTCGAAACGCTGCGCGAGGTCGACCGGCACTTTCAACGTCTCACCGGCGTCGACGTGCCGGGGCAGGTTCTTCGCGAAGAAAGGAAAGACATCTTGGGGCAGCCGATTTCGGTTAGCCGTCCCATCGACGGCGAACACTACGACCTCTGGCGCCGCGTGAGGGCAGCCATCAAGGAACTTGAAAACGACCGAAGCGGTTCGGTCGGACGGCATCCATCGGACAGCGGCGTCACGACCGCTCAGCCGAAGGATGCCGTCAACAATCCGGTGCGCGCATGACCATCGACCGCGAGCAATTCAAGGCGCTGGCCACGCAGTTCCGCGACCTGCAGGACTCGAACAAGAACAGCGTCGACAGGTTCATGGAGCAGGTGGCGGGGCATGGCATCGATACGGCCGGCCTGCGCCGCTACGTCGCCCGGAAACGCCAAGGCAGCGAGAAGCGCGCCCAGCAGGACGCCATCGACCAGCAGTGTCTATACCTCGCCGGGGAGCGCGATACACCGGCCGAGCTGCCGATCGGCTGCGAGCTAGCCCAAGCGATCAACCTGTTCCGCCGGAACATGACGGTGCAGCAGGTGGCCGCTGAATTGCGCGTCAGCAATGGCAAGGCCGGCAAGCTCCGGCAGCTTGGCCAGATGTTCGACGTATCCATCCACTCCAAAATGGATGGACGACGCAAGCCCAAGGTCACAGTCATCACGCCGCCGGAAGTCGCATCCCTCCCCACCGGCCACGACGCCAAGGGCAACCCGCTGGAGGCCGACAGCGACGGCGTGGTGCAGCAATACAACGCGGGCCCGGAACAGGGCGCAGTCGACAGCAGTCGGCGGCCTGATGATGCCTCGCAAGCACACGGATACGAGCCGCCTGCAATGCCAACAGCCGCGGTCGGGGCGGAAGTTGGCGCCATTCTTCGCGAGCAAGTCGCGACATCCACAGATCCAGCAAGGCTAGAGCGTGAGGCTCGCCATGCTGAGGGGGTCGGCCAAACCGATACCCCTCTGGACCTCGCCCAGAACGAGGTCCAGCCAGATGTCCGAGAAAATCGGACGACTGAAGGTGACCAGCGCGCCACCGAACCGGCCGGGTCAAACACTAATAAAACCGACGTTCTAGGCCATTTTGAGGGCGACCAGCCGGCCGGTTCCGCGCCGGCGATCAATCCCGATGAGGACGATCTGGCGATCCCGGTCTTCCTCCGTCGCCAGCAAGAGGCAGCAGCATGACCCGCCGCCAGCTTACCCGCCGGGCGATCGATCCCCAGCACAAGCGCCTGATGATGGCCGCGCACAACGCCCGGGGTGGGGACAAGTCCCGCGCTCAGAAGAAGCTACGGGACTACATGACGTCGCTGTTGGGTGCAGTTCGGAACCGGAAGGCGGCGCGATGATGCACCTCAAGCTGCCACCCCCGCCGAGCGTGAACCGCGCCTTCCGCAACGTAGCCGGCAAGGGCCGCGTGAAGACGCGCGACTATCGGGACTGGCGGAAGAACGCGGTGCTGGCGATCTACGCCCAGGTTCGCGCAGATCAGCGTATCGGTGGCGCCGTCGCGGTCACGATCAGCCTGCCGACTTCCATGAAGGGCGACATCGACAACAGGATCAAAGGGCTTTTGGACGCGCTTGTGGCCAGCCGGCGCATCGACGACGACAAGCACGTCACCACCATCACCGTTCGACGGAATGCGCCCGGCAAGGAAGCGCTGATCTGGGTCGAAGCTGATCGCGTCGGCAAGCAGGCGGTGGCTGAAGCCGCATGACCCCCGCCCAGCACCACGTCTCCTCCGAATTCCTCGAGGTCCGCCACACCTTGAAGCTCCTGGCGATATCGCTGACCCGCGATCCCGACCGGGCACAGGACTTGATGCAGGACGTCTATCTCCGAGCAGTGGAGAAGGCCCATCTCTTCGAGCAGGGCACCAACTTCATCGCGTGGGCCACCGTGCTGATGAAGAACCACTTCATCTCCACCCGGCGGCTGTCGAAGAACCAACCGCACGAGGGACTGTCGACGGTCGATCTCCCGACCATCAAGGCCTGCCAGGAAGACGGGTTACGTCTCCGCGAGGTCATCCACTGCATGAAGAGGATCATGCCCCACCACAGAAAGATGCTCCTCATGGTCGGGCTGGAGGGCATGACCTACGACCAGGCAGCCAAGGCAGCGGGAGTCAAAGAGGGGACCGTGAAGAGCGCCGTAAGCAGGTCTAGGGATGTGCTGCGCCGTAATGAGCGGGAAGGGGTGGCGGCGTGAAAAAGATCAAGGTCGCCGACCTTTTCTGTGGCGCTGGAGGGTCAAGCACTGGCGCCAAGCAGGCCATCGAAGGCCTCGGCCGGGAGATGGACCTCGTCTGCGTCAATCACTGGGACCGCGCCATCGAGACCCACAAGCGCATGCATCCCGAGGCTCGGCATTACTGCCAAGACGTGTCGTCCGCGCGGCCGATCCAGTGCGTGCCGGGCGGCCAGCTCGACCTCCTGATGGCGTCACCGACGTGCACCTACCACAGCCGCGCCCGCGGCGGCCGGCCGACCAGCGACCAGCAGCGCATGGACCCCTGGCACGTCATCACCTGGCTGACCGAACTGAACGTCGCTCGGCTGCTGATTGAGAACGTGCCTGAGTTCACCGACTGGGGGCCGGTCGATCCCAAGACCGGCAAGCCGATAAAGGCGAAGAAGGGACTCTACTTCCAGCAGTGGCTCACCGCGCTGCGCGGGCTCGGCTATCAGGTCGAGTACCGGATGCTGAACTGCGCCGACTATGGCGACGCCACGACGCGCCGCCGGTTCTTCCTGATGGCACGAAAGCGCGGCCGCATCCGCTGGCCGGAGGCGACTCACACCAAGGAGCCCAAGCACGATCTGCTGGCACCGCTGCAGAAGTGGCGTCCAGCGCGGGAGTGCATCGACTGGGCGATGCGCGGGCGTTCGATCTTTGGCCGGAAGCAACCGCTGGCGGCGCGCACGATGCAGCGCATCTATGCCGGTGCCGTCCGCTTCAGTTGGCCCGAGCCGTTCCTGGTCGTGCTGCGCCAGCATATGGCGGGGCGATCGATCGACTTGCCTCTGCCGACGGTCGCGGCGCGCGGGACGCATATCGGACTGGCGACGCCGATCTTAGTCGGCAATGGCGGCGCGCAGTACGCGGGCAAGCCTAGGTCGGTCGAGGATCCGCTGACGACGGTGCTGACGCAGGACCGTCGCGGTGTTGCGCAGCCCATCATCCTTCCGGTGACGCATCACGGCCAGTTCCGTGGCCGGACGCTCGACGGCCCGCTGCCGACCGTGACCGGGGCGAATCGGGGAGAGCAAGCCCTGGTCGAGCCGTTCGTGCTCTCACAGGCCTCGGGCGGCGCGCCACGCACCGTCGACCAGCCCTTCCCCACGATCACCACCGGCGGCCAGCAGAACCGCGGCGAGGGCACGGCGCTGATCACGCCGTACTACGGCAGTGGCTCCGGCACGACCTGCAAGAGCGTCGAACAGCCGCTCGACACGATCACCGTCCTGCCGCGCTTCGGCATGGTCTGCCCAGTCACCCATAGTGGTGGCGGTCCGGTCGCGCGCGACCTCGCTGCACCGTTGCCGACGCTGACCACTTCCAAGGGCGGCCATCTCGCCTTCATCACCGCGAGCTTCGGAGAGCGCGACGGCCAGCTGCCGCGCACCCATGACCTCGAGATGCCGATGCCGACGATCCCGGCACAGGGCAGCGTCCGCATGGCCGAAGCCTCGGAAGCCGAGGGCGAGCAGCAGTACGACATCCTCTTCCGGATGCTGCACTGGCGCGAGCTCGCCCGGGCGATGAGCTTCAGCGACGCCGACAGCGACTACGAGTTCGCCGGCACCAAGACGGAGATCACAAAACAGATTGGGAACGCTGTGCCAGTGCGAACCGCCCGCGCGCTGGTCGCCGCCGCTCTTTGGGATCTCGCGGCATGACCGACGCCGCCGAAAGCTACATCGTCGCCTGCGCCGCTATCCGGCTGCGCGCCCTGCTGACCGGGGAGCGGTGGCCGAAGCCAGAGGACACGTTCGACCTGGTGCTGGCGGCTGCGCTGATGCGGGGGCGGTCGTGACGGTGCGCATCCATCACGGTGACTCGCGCGAGGTGCTGAAGACGTTCGCCGACAGCAGCATCGACTCCATCGTCACCGATCCGGCGAACCTCCGACTGCTCTGCGTGTCTTGCAACGCCAGCAAGGGGGCGAAGTAATGGCTTGGTGGCGCGCGCACGACGAAGCGGTCGACGATCCCAAATTGCAGCGCCTCCCCGGCGAATTGTTCAAGACGTGGTTCAACTTGCTCTGCCTTGCGAGCCGCAACGGTGGAGTATTGCCGTCGACCACCGACATGGCTTTCGGCCTTCGCAAAAGCGAGAAGGAAGTTCAGCGCGCCGTCGACGCCCTGATTGAGGCCAAACTATTCGACGTTTCCGAAACGGGAACCGAGCCGCACAACTGGAACGGCCGTCAATACAAGTCGGACGTTTCAACCGGGCGTGTCAGATCGTTTCGGAAACGCAAAAGGGAACGCTCCGGGAAACCGCATGAAACGGTTTCAGGAAACGCACCAGAGCAGAACAGAGCAGAATTAGGGGAAGCCCCTCCAGGGCTTCCCCCTGATGAGCATCAGACATCACCACCGGCAACCGCGCACGGGGCGCTTGAGGCGCCCGCGCACGACGGCATGGCCATGATCACCGAACTTGCAGCGAGGAAGCGCGTATGAGCCTGCCGAGAATCTCCGACCTGCCGACCAACCTCGAGGCCGAGCAGGCCGTGCTGGGGGCGATCCTGGTGAACAACCTCGCCTTCCACGGTGTCTCGGAATTCCTTCGGGTCGAGCACTTCGCCGACCCGCTGCATGCCGCGCTGTACGATGCCAGCGCCAAGCTGCTGAACCGCGGCCAGGCCGTGAACCCGTTCTCGCTCAAGGCCTACGCCGAGAGCTTGCCAGGCCTGCCGTCGGGTGGCGTCAACCGCTACCTCGCCGAGCTCGCATCGGGCTCTGTGGTCGTGGCCGACGCGCTCAGCATGGCACGGGTGGTGCGCGACGCCGCGCTGCGCCGGGGACTCGTGGCGATCGGCAACGACGCCATGACGGAGGCCTGCTACCCGCAGCCCGAGGACACCGCGGCCGACCAGATCGCCCGCGTCGAGAAGCGGCTGTACGAGCTCGCCGAGGGAGCTGCAGACAGCGACTTCGCTGGCTTCAGCAAGGGGCTGACCAGCGCCGTGAAGGGCGCCGAGGCCGCGCACAAGCGCGAGGGTGGTCTGAGCGGCGTCACCACCGGTCTGCGGTCTCTGGACCGCTTGCTGGGCGGTCTCCACCGCTCCGATCTGATCATCCTCGCGGCGAGGCCGAGTATGGGCAAAAGCTCCCTGGCCTCGAACATCTCGGTCTCCGCGGCGTTGGCCTGGCGCACCGAGGATACCGATGCCGGCCCGGTGACCATTGACGGCGCCCGCGTCGGCTTCATCTCGCTCGAGATGTCGGCCGACCAGCTGGCGACCCGCATCGTGTCCGAACGGGCCATGGTCAGCAGCGCCGCAGTGCGCAAGGGCAACATGAACGCCGCCGAGTTCGACCGCTTCCTGAATGCCGCCAGGGAGTTCGAATCGATGCCGATGTGGATCGACGATACCCCCGGCCAGACGCTGTCCGCCATCCGCGCCCGCGCCCGCCGGCTGAAGCGGCAGCACGGCTGCGAGCTGCTGGTGATCGACTACCTGCAGCTCATCGAGCCCGATGACCGTCGCCGCAACGGCAACCGCGTCGAAGATGTCTCCACGATCACCCGCGGTCTCAAGGGGCTGGCCAAAGAGCTGGACGTCCCGGTGCTGGCGCTGAGTCAACTCAGCCGTGCAGTGGAGAGCCGCGAGAACAAGCGGCCCCAGCTCTCCGACCTCCGCGAATCCGGCAGCATCGAGCAGGACGCCGACGTCGTGATGTTCATCTACCGCGAGGCGTACTACCTCGCCCGGCAGGGCCTCGATGTGCCGGCCGACATCGAAAACCGCGCCGAGATCCTTGTCGAGAAGCAGCGCCACGGCCCCATCGGGACGATCACCACGAAGTTCGAGGCGTGGCTGACGAGGTTTTCTGATCTGGAAGGAGCATAGCCAATGGTTGACGTGCGAAAGCTTACCGAGGGCATTCCTGACGATCTGCGCGAGCAGGCGCGGACGGAGGCCTATCCGCCATCACCCGTTGATCGTTCGCAGCGCACGCTGACCGACGGCAGCCCGGTCACCGGCGATCATCGCGAGCTGAAGCCCAACGGCCAGCAGAAGGGCTACGTGGTGCTGAGCGACGCCGAGCGCGCCAAGGGCTTCGTCCGGCCGGTGCGGCGCACCTACGTTCACGAGAAGTGCGGTGCGGCGACGACCATGGGACAGGCTCTCGCCGAGACCTACGCGCGCGACCCGGACTTCTACAGCGGCACCTTCTGCGTCGGATGCGGCAAGCACTTCCCTGTCGGCACCGACGGCGAGTTCGTCTGGGACGACGGATCGAAGGTGGGCACATGAGCCTCCACATCGCGAAACCCGAGCACGAGGTCGCCTATCAGGACCTCACCGCGCTCGTGAGCAAACACGCCAACAAGCTGACACCCTTGGAACTGCTGGCGGTGGCCGCGAACATGCTGGGCAAGCTGATCGCGCTCCAAGACCAGCGGAAGACGACGCCCGAGATGGCCATGCGCGTCGTCTCGGACAATATCGAGTACGGCAACCAGTCGGTGATCGCGACCCTATCTAAGGGCGGGGCGGGGAGCGCCTGACCATGGCCCGCTTCCTGATGGCGACGCTGCTCCTAGTCCTGCTGGCCGGCTGCTCGGGACCGTGCTCGCCACCCCTGACACGGGACTGGCTCGGCCAGTGCTCGCAGAGGGGAGGGATGTGATGCGCTGGATGAATAATAGCGCGCTACGCGGCCCGAAGACGGGCCTACCGCACCAACCGAGTTTTTCAACAGAAGGACGCACTGCATGAATCCCGTCGAACAGCTTAAGTTTGAATGCCTTCGCCTCGCCCTTCAGAATGGCCCATGTGATGCCATTGTGGTGGCCGAGGAATATTTCAAGTTCGTCTCAGGCCAGAAGGCCGAAACGAAGAAGACGCTTCGCCGCAGCAAAGCGAAGATGAAGCGCTGATACATTGGAAGAATCGGATGGGCTAGTCGGCCGAATGCCGATGAACACGGCGGGAATCCTAGGATTGTGCAACCGCCGCGCCCATCCGACCTAGCCATGAACACCAAGCCCAGCCCTTTCCTCTGCGTCTCTTGTGGCCGCCCTCGCTCGCCCGGCTCTGCCGCGAAGTGTGCGAATTGCTATTTCAAGAAGGCGCCGCTCAAACTGGCGAAGATGCGCAAGCGTATTGCGCGCGAGGAGAAGGAGCGTTTCGTTTACAAACTACGCGCGCCGCTTATCGAGGGCATTGCGTCTGCCAGCACAGCCGCAGAACTCTTGGCCCTCGGGCCCGCTCCAGCCATGGGGCGCGGTACACACTGGCTAGCCGCAGAGGATCGCGCGCTATCGCTTTTGGTGGCGGCCAAAGTCGATCCTGCGCAGGCTTCCATTTCCCTCGGCCGTCCCGCTCCCGCGCTTGCGAATCGTGCGCGGCGTATCGGCCTCGCCGTGCCGACGAGTTGGCCATACTACTTCATCAGCAAGAACAAGGAGCGTTATGAACAGCTCCAGTTCCCGTACATCAAGAAGGCGCGCCCCGAACACGCCGACCTTCTGCGCGTCAATGCGCTGGTACCGAGGTCGTTCCCAGAGTGGCAACGCTCCGACATCTGCCAGAGCATTATGCTGGCTCTGTTTGAAGGTAAGACGACGCTCGCAGAGCTTGAGGCCCACAAGGGCAAGCCACGCTACTTCATCAAGGAATACTACAAGAAACAGCAGCCATGGCAGGAAGTGCTGGGGCTTGGCGCTGGTAACGAAGACGAGCGCCCCTATGAAGACGTTGCCGCATCTCGCCAACCGCACGACCGCGCATACATGCCAACCCAAATTGAGGACACGTTCGTTGTCCAAGTCATGGCGGCGCACAAGTATCTCAACGAGAACGGTCGCCCAATGTCGATGAGAGAGACAATGGCGTTGCTCGGAGAGAAGGCAACAGTCTCAGACGGCGAGGAACAGGTGCGTAGTGAGCGCTAGGAACGACGCGCGAGCGAGCGAGATAAAACCCCCATGACCCGCTGTACCCACCCCTTATCCCGCCATCCCGGCCACAGATACTGTCCTGCATGCCATGCCAGCTACATGCGGGAGTGGAGGGAGCGAGGAAGGGCACGTCGGCTGCACGCAATCGTCGAGAGGCGCGTTTCACAAGTTTCACGTGAAAACGCAGCGACCGCCCCTGAACCGAACCTGACGAGTGCAGATACCGGAGGGTCAACGACATGACCAAGCCAGTCGTGCCGCAAACGACGCTTCAGATACCGATGCCGAAGGTCGCCGAGACACCGCCGCGCTCCGGTGCGGCCGACCTCACGGAGACCATCGCCCGGGCCCTGTACGACCTTGAGCCGTTCTACATGCCGGCGGGCCAAATGGTCGACGGCGCGGAAGTGTGCCGTAAATTCGCGTTCGAGGACGCGCCTGCGTACCGCGTGGCCCGAGCACTCGAACAGGCAGCCACCGCATACGCCGCCATCGAGGCCGCGGGCTTCGCTGTGGTGCCCATGGATGTGGCGCGCAAGATCGCCGAGGCCGATAAGTTCATAGAAGAGGCGCGAGAGGAAATTCGCGCCGGGGCAAGGCCTGCCGCCGTGAGGTTCAAGCTATGACGCGCCGCACAACACCGGAAAAGCGCCAAGCGACAGGGAATCACAGGAACCAACGCTGGGCCGACGAATACGGCGGCATGGTGCAAAACTTCACCGTGTACGAGCCCGAGGGCGCACGGGATACCGGGCTACTCGACAAGGACGGCAACCGGATCGTCGTGCAGCGGCAGCCTATTGGGTTTGATCTGTCGGGAAAGCGGAGGGAGGACTGAGATGCGCAAGTTCAAGATCGTCTTCGAAGTGCAGGACATGGACGCGGGCGAGCCGGGCAATCGGCCCTTGGTGGGGCCAAAGAGCCAGTGCGAATTCGCGATTGATGGGACCCAGTTAAAAGCGCTTGCGCCGCCCGAGGAAGCCGAACGGCTGCGTTCAGTGCAATGGGATGCATGGGTCAACGAAGTCGCACGGTCGGCGGTCTATGTCGTCTCGCAGTCCATTGCATCGAGCGTGCGCGAGGCGGCGAAGGACGAGATGCCTAGCGCGGGTTGGATTTGATCTGTCGGGGAGGAAGACATGAGGAAGCGGAAAGTGCCCCGGCGTCGCGCGGCAAAGACGATAACCAGTTTCGTACCCATGTCAGTGGCCTCGCTGGACGGTTGGGCCGACAACCTGGAAATGGCGCACACCTACGTCCACACGCCGACGGTGACCGAATTGCAGGTTGCGCATCTCGCCCGACAGATTGCGTTCCTGCAGCGCCGCATCGAGGAGCTGGAGAAGGGAGAGGGGAGATGACGATGATGGAAAAGGCCGCTGCTGCCGTTGGCGAGGCAATTCCGGGTGGCTCGGCCGTGGCTACGCCATTGCGCCTCGCGATTGTCCGGGCCGTCTTGCTGGCCGTGAGCTGGCCCGATGATCATGTAGTAGAGGCCATGCGTGAGTCGGGGGCGTTCGACAACGACATATTCCATGTGCCTCACAGATGGATAGAAAACGCATTCGTTGCAGGCATCGAAGCCATCCTGAACGAGAAGCCCGACAGCTCCTCGCTCAAGGAGGGGTGAAAAGCGTTCCGCGGTCAAATGTCGGCACACCGCGGATTGCGAAAGCCAAAGTGCCGGCCAGTCTTATGGAGTTAGAACCCATGGATGATGTTGAGAAGCAAGTTAAGGAACTGGTGAGCAAGGCGGCCGGTGCGGCCCTGCCAGACGATGCCATGAAGTATGCGCAGGCGGCCTTGAACGCGGCCAATGCCGCGCGGGTCATCATCGACATGAAGCGCGCGCTGCTAACCCCATCCCCTCGCACGTCCTGACGGCGGTCCTGCGAGTCCTTACCCCGCCGCGCCTATAGAGGGTTGCGGCGGGGTATTTTTCCGAGGAAGACGGTGAGAGGGATCATGTCAGACAAGATCATCAATCTCGACGACGAGAGAGATCGGCGCTCGGTCAAACAGATGGAGGAAGGCTACGCCAACGTCGTGGCCGAATGTCGGGAGTGCGGAAAACTCCTGAAGGTTCAAGGCTGCATGCAGGATGATGGCGTCATGATCATGTCTACCGGCAGTCCTATTTTTGGATCATGCGCGAGTAAGCGAGAATTCCCCGGATGTCGCGATAAAATGGCTGACCGGGCATATCTGGTCGAGACAACGGCCGGAGGTCGATTTTCCGTGATTGGCCTCGACCCAGACCGCGCCTTCTATGACCAACGATAAGGGCAACTGTGGCTAACTCGATCACCGGCACTTGACACGCCGTACCCACAACTATTAGCTTCCGATCCTAACGCGGCACCCATCTGTAGCTTAACGCCGCGATAATGAACTCTCATCGCCGTTTACGTGACCCAACGTACATCCGTTTTTTGAGGATGTGCGGTAGCCGTAAAGAGGCGAAGATTGAGCTCCACCGGCCGCTTTTCCTGGTATGTCGCTACGCTGAATAACTTTGGCGAGATTGCCGCCAGAGAGAACCTGCAGCGACAAGGTTTCCAGACTTTCAGCCCCCGTTGCTTGGTACGCCGCCGCGTGCGCGGCTCCTTCGAGGATGTCGTCCGGCCGTATTTCCCCGGATACATCTTCGTGCGCCTCGATCTCGACCACGATGATTGGGGCAAGGTCTACGGCACCCGGGGCGTCAAGAATATGATCCCGCCGCTGCCCGCCAAGCCGGTGCGCGTTCCCGAGCGGGCCATGAAGGTCCTGTTCGACCTCTGCAATGGCGACTGGGTTAATTCCGAGAACATCGACGCCGCGCTATCCAAGGTGATTCCCATCGGATCCACGGTGAAGCTGCTCAAGGGCACCTTCGCGGACCATGAGGCCAAGGTTAGCTGGGCCGAGGGCGACCGGGTGAAGGTGCTGATGTCGCTGCTGGGCGCTGAACGCGAGATCAAGGTCAGGGCCGACGACGTCGAGCTCGTGAGCTGAGACACATGGCCAAGAAGACGAAGAAGGGCGCTGGCGGCCGGCCATCGAAATACGATCGTCGCTTTGTCGAGGAGGCGCGCAAGCTTGCGCTTCTTGGCGCGACAGACGATGAAATGGCTGCCTTCTGGGACGTTTCCGTCGCCACGTTGAACACGTGGAAAAGTGCCCATCCGGAGTTTCTGGAGGCCCTAAAGGAAGGAAAGCTGTCGGCTGACGCCAAGGTCGCTGAACGGCTGTATTCGCGGGCGACCGGTTACTCCAATCCGCACGCCGTGAAGATCTTCATGCCCGCTGGTGCAGACGAGCCGGTGTATGCGCCTTTCACCGAGCATTACCCGCCGGATGTGACGGCCGCGATCTTCTGGCTCAAGAACCGCCAACGCTGGAAATGGCGCGACCGACAGGAACATGAGCACACGGGCAAGGATGGCGGCCCAATCGAAACCGTAAGTCTGGTGAAGTACAGCGATGAGCAGCTTGACCAGCTCGAGCGCATCCTCACGGCGCCTGCCGGACCCATCAGCGATGATGGAGATGGTCCGGAAGGAGAAGCATCGCCGGGCGCTTGAGCGGACCCGGGAGCGCTGCAAGTCCTTCGCGGGCTTCGTCAAGGAAGCGTGGCACATCATCGAGCCGACCACTCCGCTGGTGTGGGGGTTCTACCTCCAGGCGATGTGCGATCACCTTGAGGCGATCACCTTCGGCAAGCTTCACCCGCGGCTGATCATCAATGTCCCGCCGGGCTCTTCGAAGTCGACAATCATCACGGTGCTATGGCAGGCCTGGGAGTGGGGGCCATGCGGCAGGCCCTCGGTCCGCTTCGTTACGACGGCGTTCGAGTTCGAGGCGATCAAGCGCGACACCCGTAAGACGCGCAATATCGTCATGTCAGAGTGGTTTCAGTCGCTCTGGCCCGAAGTCGCCCTTACCCGTTACGGCGAGACTAGCTTCGAAAACACGGCCACCGGCTTTCGCGAAGGAATCGCCTTCGGCTCGATCACCGGCAAGCGCGGCGACCGCCTGGTGGTGGACGACCCTCATTCGATCAAGCAGGCCGAGTCGGAAAAGGAACGCGGCAACGCCATCCGCGACTTCCTTGAAGGCGGCCTGAATCGCGTCAACGACCTGAAGACCTCGGCCATCGTGGTCGTGATGCAGCGTATCCACGAACTCGATCTCACCGGCGCGCTGCTCGCGCAGCAATTCGGGTTCATCCATCTCTACATCCCAATGGAATTCGAGGCCGACCGCCGCTGCGTGACGCCTCTGCCATGGTCCGACCCTCGCACCTACGACGGCGAGCTGATGGACCCCATTCGGTTCCCCGCCGAGACCCTGTCCGGCTTCAAGACGCTGTCGTACATGTGGGCTGGCCAGTATCAGCAGCGCCCCGCCCCACGCGAGGGCGCGCTGTTCAAGCTTTCGTGGTTCGCCGACAAGATGGTGGATCAGGCACCTCGAGGCACGGTTTGGGTTCGCCACTGGGACCTTGCCGCTACCAAGAGCGAGACGGCGGCACGCACGGCAGGTGTGAAGCTTGGCCGCGCCCCGGACGGCACATTCTATGTCGGCCATGTCTTCACGACGCAAAGCGAAGGAAACGAGGTACGGCGCTTCTTGAAGCACTTCGCTGAAGCTGACGGCAAGTCGGTCGAAATCAGCCTGCCGCAAGACCCGGGCCAATCCGGCAAGGTGCAAGCGCAGGATATGATCCTGATGCTGGCGGGCTGGAACGTCCACGCCGAGCCCGAGACTGGCAACAAGGAAGATCGCGCCCTGCCATTCGCGGCGCAGTGTGAAGCCGGAAACGTCTTCGTCGTCCGTGGCGATTGGAATCAGGTCTATTTCGACGAACTCGGAGTATTCCCCGCCGGCCGGTTCAAGGACCAGGTCGACGCCAGTTCCGGAGCCTTCGGCCGCCTGATCCAGAAGCCGAAGCAGATGAACGTGTCCGACGAGGTGCTCGATATGGTTCAGCAGCACTACGCCGGGCAGCAGGCTTTCTGAGATGGCGAAGAAGCCGGCGCAGTTGAAGGCGCCGAAGAGGGCGGCTCAGCAGGCGCGCGGCGTTTCCGATGCCGTGCTGGCAGCGGTCGCCGCACAAGATCTGAGCAAGCGTCTCGCCGATCCGAACTGGTCGCCGTTCGCGCCGGGGTCGCTCCCCAAGCCCCCGCCCGGTGTCGTGCCCGAGGGCAAGGCCACACTGGCGATGGACAGCAACCTCCAGCAGATGAACGGCTGGGCGGTCGGCCAACTGCAGAACGCCGCGCTACTGAACGGCATCGTCTTCCTCGGCTTCCCGTACCTCTCGGAACTGGCGCAGATCGCGGAATATCGTGCGATCGCCGAAGTCACCGCGACGGAGATGACGCGGGAATGGATCGAGTTCAAATCGACCTCGACCGACAAGGCATCGAAGGCCGAGCGCATCAAGGAACTGACCGAGGAGTTCAAGCGGCTCGACGTGCAGGGTGTTTTCCGCCGCGTTGCCGAGCTCGATCTCTACTTCGGCCGCTCGCATCTCTACCTCGACACAGGCGATACCGACGCGCCGGACGAACTCAAGACCAGCATCGGCAACGGGCGCGATGCCACGACCGACGCGAAGGCAAAGGACAAGAAGGGCTTCCTGAAGGCGCTACGGCCTATCGAACCACTCTGGTCCTACCCGGCGCAGTACACCTCGAACGATCCCCTGAAGCCGGACTGGTACAACCCGCAAAGCTGGTACGTGCTCGGCAAGGAAGTGCACGTCACCCGTCTGCTGACCTTCGTCGGACGTGAAGTGCCCGACATGCTGAAGCCGGCCTACATGTACGGCGGCCTGCCGATGAGCCAGATGGTGAAGCCCACCGTCGACAACTGGCTCCGGGCGCGCAAGACCGTCGCCGACATCATGTACAAGTTCAGCGTCAACGTGCTGAAGACCAGCATGGACGCCTCGACCACCGAGGGCGGCCAGAAGATGTTGAAGCGCGCCGCGCTGATGAGCCAGCTGCTCAACAACAACGGCGTCCTCATGATCGACAAGGACGGCGAGGATTTCGCCAATATCGCCGCCCCGCTGGCCAGCCTCGATCATCTGCAGGCGCAGGCTCAAGAGCACCAGTCAGCCGTATCCCACGTGCCTCTCGTGAAGCTGACCGGCATCTCGCCGTCAGGCCTGAACGCGACGTCGGAGTTCGAGATGCAGACCTGGTACGAGTGGGTCCGCGCCAGCCAGGCCAAGCTGTTCACGAAGCATCTCAACTCGGTCGCCTGCTTCGCGATGATCTCGCTGTGGGGTGTCGTCGACCCCGACATCGTGTGGGAGTTCAAGCCGCTCAAGGCGCTGTCGGCGAAGGAACTGGCGGACCTGCAGAAGACGAAGGCCGATACCTCGGCGGTTTACATCCAGTCCGGCGTCATCACTCCCGAAGATGACCGCCGACGCCTGGCGAGTGACCCCGACAGCCCCTACGACGGCCTCGATCTGGCGGACGAGGACGACGGCCTTGGGGAAGAAGACCTGGTCGACCCCGCGATGAGCCGGACCTTCCCGAACCTGCGCCGCGAGGAAGGCGGCGAGCGCGAGGGCCGGCCCGAAGGCGAACGAGACCGCGACAGTCGACCGGACCGTGGCCGCAGCACTCGAGCCCGCGCCCCCCGCAGCTTCGATGCCTGAGGTCATCCTTCCCCCGCTGAACGCAAACGCGGGCCTCCGGGTGATCTACCAGAAGCGTTTGCACAGGCTTGTAGAGGCCATGCACCGCTCCGTCCGGAAATGGGTGCTGGCGGCCTACCGAGCGAACGAGCCCGCTGTAACGAAGCTTATGGCTGAAGACGAAGCCCCGGCGGTCACGATCTCCAAGGTGGTCCGCGAGCTCCGCAAGCAGTGGGAAGCCAAGTTCGATGAAGGCGCCCAGTCGCTGGCCGACTACTTCGCCAAGGCGGCATCGGCCCGGACTGATGAGCAACTGAAGGCCATCCTCAAGAAGGCCGGCTTCTCCATCGACTTCAAGATGACCGCGGCCCAACGCGATCTCATCCAGGCGGCCATTCAGGAGAATGTCAGCCTGATCCGGTCGATCCCGGAGCAGTATTTCAAGGACGTGGAAGGCAGCGTCATGCGCAGTGTCAGCGCCGGCCACGATGTCGGCGCGCTGGCAAAGGAACTGGAACAGACCTACGGGGTGACGCGGCGGCGAGCGGCGTTCATTGCGCGAGATCAGAATCACAAGGCCTCGGCCATGTTGAATCGCGGTCGCCAGATGTCTCTCGGTATCACCGAGGCGGTTTGGCAGCACTCAGGCGGGGGAAAACATCCAAGGACCAGCCATCTGAAGGCCGGTCGCGACAAGACCCGGTACAACATCGTCGAGGGCTGGCTTGACCCCGATGTCGGTCAACGCATCTGGCCCGGCACCCTGCCGAACTGCTTCCCGGGTGATGTGCTAGTCGATCTCGTGAATGGTTGCCATAAAGTCTGGCGTTACCACTACCGGGGCGACCTTATTGCCCTTGAAGCGGGAGAGGCCACTGTACGAGCGACACCTAATCATCCGCTCTTGACTCCGAAAGGATGGGTCGCGGCTCAAGCGATCAACGAGGGCGACTACATATGGCAGAGCCGGCTTAAGAAACTCGACGCCGGAATGCAGGATCGTAATCAGACCAAGTTTAGCTTTGCGGATATATTCGGCGCGCTCAGCCGGCTGTCCCCACGCGGTGTAACCAGCGGTCAGGTTGGCGCTGTATTTAACTTCCACGGCGACATTCCTGACTCGGAAGTCGAGAGCGTAGGGGCCGAGTTCCGACTGCTCCGTGAACTCAATGCTGGCAGCGACGAGTGCGTCTCGAAATTCGACCTCGCCGAGACCAATCGCGGGAGCGTCGTAGTCAGTTCCATTGTCTCGCAGGTTGGCGATCCGCTTGCGACGAGCGGCCTCGGTCAAACCCCGAAGCTCGGTCCCGCTGGTGCGCTCGAAGCGCAGATGGTTGGCCGCACTGGCGCCTCGCGGCGTGATGCCGTTGCGCTTCAGCCGATGGGCGACAACGTTTCGAGAGACCTTGAAGTGCTCGGCGATGGAAAGAACGCTGTAGCCCTCGTTGAACATCCGGACGATCTCCGCGTCCGTGAAATCGTAGAAATCCTTGCGCGGCGTAATTCCGCCGCCTCGCATGATACGAAAGATCACGGTGGGCGAGACGCCGAATGTCTTCGCGACGCTGGCGACGGGATTCCCGGCACAGTGCAGGGCGACGATCTGGTCAAGGTCGATGTTGATGCGCCGATGGGTAGCGCCGATCCGACCGTTAGGGACGGGATAGCCCTTAGTGCGGAGGTTCTTGCTCAACTCGCCCGCGTCAACTTCGAGATGGGCGGCAAGGTCTTTGAGGCTGGTGAATTTGTCTTTCAGGCCGTTCGCGTGGGCAAGAAACTCATCAGTAAAAATACGAGCGGCCACGTCTATACCCTCCAAAGTAATGTCGGGTGGTATAGTACAACGACACAAGGATTTGTCAGCAAAAACTGCCGCTGCACGGCGCGCTCGATAATCGAGGGCTTCGTCTGATGGACGACGCGGAACTGATCGTGTCGATCCAACTCTCGGATGGCCGAGTGTTCTTCGCCAAGGCCCGCTCGCTGCATCTCAGCGACATTGAATTGGCAGACGCCGCAAGCGGCTGTGACTGCCCGAAGCGCTTCGTCAACCGCAACACTATTCGCGATGCCTTGCGCACCATGACCTCACTGGAGGTTGCCGGGCGCTGCTAGCGGCACAGGAGGCCAGCCGATGCCGGTCGTTCCGTTCCACCGCAAGCCGCCCAAGGCGACGCCACAGCCCGATGAGGAGCCAGCGCCGACGCCGGCACCCGAGCCCGTGACGGTCGAGCAGCCGGTCGAGGAGCGGCACGAGGAAGACCACCACGATGCCGCTTGAGAAGGGCGCGTCGTCCGAAGTCATCAGCGCCAACATCAAGAAGCTGGTCGGCGAGGGGCGGGACCCCAAGCAGGCCGCCGCGATCGCCTATCACACCGCGGGCAAGGACGCGAAAGACTGGGCGCCGGAGCACGCAGCCGCCGCCAAGGACATGACGCCCGGTGACTGGATGGGCGTGCTGAGGTTCATCGCCGAGGAGATGGCTGAGCCTGAACACTCCGTCGTGCAGGCCTCGGACGGCTGGATGGCTCTAGCCGCCGACCGCGCCATCGGCCCCTTCAAGACCAAGGAGCACGCCGGCCTCGCTCGAGACCGCGCCCTCGGCAAGTACCGCTTCGCCGTCGACTTTCAGAGCAACCGCACCATCGATCAGGACGGCCGCCTCCATGTCGCCAAGACGCCGATCTGTATGGCGGCTGTCAATCCCTACTTGGGCGAGGAAATCCCGGGCTGGGAAGAGTTGGGCCTGGAGCCGGGCCGCATCTACCAGATGTTTCGGCCGCCCGAAGAGATCGAGAAGGCGGCGCCGAGCGCCAACAATATTCAGCTGCTCGACGAGCATATCGGCGTGGATGCCGAGAACCCGCAGAAGCAGAACGTGGCCGGCAGCACCGGCACCGATGCCGCGTTCGACGGCAGCCGTTTGTGGAACTCGCTGGTCGTCTGGGACGCCGAATCGATCAAGGGCATCGACGCCGACACCAAGCGCGAGTTGTCGCCGAGCTATCGCTACGACCCGGTCATGACCGCCGGAGAATGGAACGGCGAGAAGTACGACGGGCTCATGACGAACATCGCCTTCAACCATGTGGCGCTGGTCGAAGAGGGCAGGCAGGGCCCCGCCGTCGCCGTTGCCGACGCCAAACCGAAGTTCACCCCGTCGCGCGGTCTGCTCGACCGCATGTTCGACGTCCCGCTGCTCGATCGCCTGTAGCGCGACCCGGGCCCCTCGCTCCCCAAGGAGAACATCATGAAGTTTTCGAAGACCCGGCTCGCGGTCGGGATGGCGCTCGCTGCCTACGTCGGGCCGCGTCTGGCCAAGGACAAGAAGCTCGACGTCGTGCCCTACGTGAAGGATCTCACGGCCAAGACCTACAAGGCCGAGATCAAGGGCATCGTCGTCAAGCTCTGCAAGGACGCAGAACCGATGCTGGCACCCGACCCGAACGGCGCCGCGGGCAAGATGGGCCCCGACGACGTCATCCACATGCTGGCCAGCCACATCATCGGCGGCGAGGCACCGAGCGCGGAAGCGCAGGAGTCCGACGAGATGCCGATGGAGGCCGAGGGCGAGGGCGAGATTCCCGCGCTCGACGAGGCCCAGCGCAAGTTCCTCACCGACTGCGGCATGGACGAGGGCCAGATCGAGGCCTTCGGCAAGATGATGGGCAAGAAGGCCGGTGACATGAACGTTCCGGCCGATCCCACGGAAGCCCCTCCGGGCGACGAGAAGGATGACAAGGGCGTCACCAAGGAAGCCATGGACGCCGCCATCAAGAAGGCGGCCGAGGACACCGAGAAGCGCGTGCGCGCCGAGGCGACCGCTCTGGCCGAGGCCCGCGAGTTCGTCCGCCCCTGGGTGGGCGCCATGTCGATGGCGCACGACAGCGTCGAGAAGGTCCTTCGCAGCACACTCGACGCGCTGGGGCAGGACGCCAAGGCGGTCAAGGACGTCGCGGCGCTGCGCATCCTGATCGAGCGCCTGCCTAAGCCTGGCGACCGCACCGTGCGCGCCTCGGACAGCAAGACGGTCGAGGCCTCGGTCAGCGATGAGCTGGCCAAGAAGTACCCCCACGCCGCGGCCATCGGCCTCAACTGAAATCTGACCAGAGAAAGGAAGCAACATGACCGCTGGTCGTCAGACTTTCGTCGCTAGCTCGTCGGCCCGCGGCATCGCGGGTGATCCGGCGAGCACCAATCCCCCCTTCTCGGTCGACGCTGGCCCGTTCGGCATCGTCGCCGGTCCGAACGGCTGCGTGGTCGGCCGCTTTGCGTGGCTGTTCAATCCGCCCGACGGCGACGGCGCTCCTTCGTGGGCGCAGAACGTCGGCAACGGCTCGGCCCCCGACGGCTTCGTGCGCAGCGCCCTGCAGGCCACCATCACGCAGTACCTCGCCGATGCGAGCCTGACGATCATCGCTGGCCAGCAGATGGCGCTCGTCAGCGGCACCGACTTCTGGGCCAAGAACGACGACAGCATCCAGGCGCTTCGCGGCGGCACGGTCTACGCCGAAGTCGCGACCGGCAAGATCAAGGCGCAGTCCGGCACGGCGAGCGCGACCGGCACCATCGACCCGGAGACCTTCTCGGTGACGGGCTCGATCGCCAACGCCACACTGACGGTCACCGCCGTCGGCAGCGGCCTCATCCCGCCGGGCGCCACGATCTCCGGTACCGGAGTTGCTTCGGGCACCAAGATCGTCCGTCAGCTTCTCCCGCTGCTGAGCGGCGAGAGCCTGAACGGCATCGGCCGCTACTCGGTCTCGATCCCCGAGCAGAACGCCACCTCGACGACGATCTCTGGCGCCTACGGCCTCTTCACTGCGGTTTCGGCTCTGTCCGGCCTGTTCTCGGTCGGCTCCGTGCTGAGCGGTGCGGGCGGCGGCGGCGTCACCGCGAACACCGTCATCACGGGCTTCGGCACCGGCGCCGGCGGCTTGGGCACCTACTACGTGAGCCCGACGCAGACCGTCACGTCGACCACCATCACGGGCACGACCACCGTCAGCACCGCGTGGAAGTTCGCTTCCGCCGCGCTGCCCGGCGAGGTCGTCAAGATCACCAGCAAGCTGAACTGAGCGGAAAGGAGCAACCACACATGAACCGCTCTGAGGCAATCACCGCCTTTGGCGCACGCCGGCAGTGGTTCGAGGACCGCGGCGTTCACCTCTACGGGGTGAATTCATTCCTGCCGCCGGACCTCGCCCGCGACAGCCGCCCCATGTCGGACATCGCCATGGACGCGCTGCCGAACCTGGCGACTGATCCCAACTCGGCGATCCTGTCGATGCTGACGACCTACGTCAGCCCCGACTTCTACGACATCCTGTTCGCCCCGCTCGCCCTTGCCGATTACCTCGGCGAGGAGAAGCAGGGCACCTGGGTCGACGACACCGCCGCCTTCCCGGTGGTCGAGTTCACCGGCGAGGTCTCGTCCTACGACGACTGGTCGAACAATGGCATGTCGCGCGCCAACTTCAACTGGCCGCAGTGGCAGTCCTACCACTTCCAGACCTTCGTGCAGTACGGCGATCGCGAACTGGCACGCGCCGGTCTCGCCAAGCTGAACTGGGCCGAACAGCTCGACCGCTCGGCGGCGTACCAGCTCAACAACTTCACGAACCTGATCTACACCTACGGCGTCTCCAGCCTGGTGAACTACGGCGCCGTGAACGATCCGCTGTTGCCGGCGGCGCTGACCCCGGCCAGCAAGGCGGCCGGTGGCACGGCGTGGTTCACCAACGGCGGCACCCCGAACGCGACCGCGAACGAGGTCTACAACGACATCCTCGCCGTCGTGACCTCGCTGGTGAACGCCAACAACGGTCTGGTCAACGCGCAGACCAAGATGACCATGGGCATCTCGCCGGCATCCCATATGGCGCTGGCCTTCACCAACGCCTTCGGCATCTCGGTCGAGGACCTGCTGAAGAAGAACTTCCCGAACCTGCGTATCGTTGTGATCCCGCAGTTCGGTGCCCAGACCACGACCAACACCCAGGGCAACCCTGCCGGCAACATGATCCAGATCAAGGCCGACAGCATCGAGGGTCAGAAGACCGTTTTCGCAGCCTACACCGAGAAGCTGCGCACCTTCCCGATCGTCCGTCTCGCCTCCGCCTTCCAGCAGAAGCAGATGAGCGGTGCTTGGGGTGCAATTTGGCGCATGCCTGTCGGCGTAGCGCAGATGCTCGGCGTCTAAACCAAGAGGTTGATCATGGCAGTGCAACCGACTCAGGCCGCGGCTCCCAATGCCGCGACCCTCGCTCAAGGCGCGCCCAAGGCGCCATCCTCCGCCGGCGACAAGGTCGTCGTGGCGAACAAGCTCCCGATGGCCCTCCGGATCCACAACGACCGGATGGTCTCCATCATGGAGCAGCGGCCCAACTCTCCGAGCCAGGAAGTGAAGCGCGCCGAGCGCTTGCCGAACACCTATGTCGCCCTTGGCAACGCCCAGCTTCGCGGCGCCGGCCGCGGGCCGATCAGCGATGGCCGCCGTATCCTGTACGGCTACTGCTTCACTGAGGGCATCCCGCGCGACGCCTACGAGAACTGGGAAGAAGCCAACCAGGACCAGCCCTTCATCCGCAACAAGCTAGTCTTCGCCGCTCGCAACATGGCCGAGGCCGAGGCGATTGCTCGTGAGAACGAGAAGCGCGTCACCAACCTCGAGCCGCTGAACCCGGACGGCGATCCGCGTATGCCGCGCGGCCTGGCCACCGCCACCAAGGACTGACCTTGGCCAAGCCGTACGCTTTCGATTGGACCGCGTGGAAGACGGTTTTCCCCGAGTTCACCGCGGTTCCGGAGGCGCTGGCCAACTTCTACTTCTCGATGGCGTGCCAGTATTGGCGGAACGACGGCTCGTCGCCGAATCCGGATAGCTCGCAAGGGCTGTACCTCAACCTGCTGACCTCGCATGTGGCCGCCCTGAATGCGCAAGCACAGGGCTCGGCCAACCGGGGCACGACACAGGATCCCAACAACCCCGTCGGCCGCATCTCGAGCGCGACCCAGGGCAGCGTCACCGTCCAGACCGATCTCGGCATGGCCCCGACGCTCGGCATCACGACCGCCAACCTGGTGCAGACGCGCTACGGCATGCTGTTCGCCAGCATGGTCCGCGGCTACGAGCTCGGCGGCGTCTACTCGGTTGGTTCCGGCCCGGCGGCACCTGCGGGCATCCCGTTCAACGAGTGGGGCATCTGATGGGCGCCTTCGAAGTCAAAGGCGGCGACAAGGCCAAGGCCGCCCTGCAACGCATCGCTGACGCCGTCGGCAAGGGCGCGGTCGCCAAGGTCGGCTTCTTCCAGGGCGCGACCGAAGCCGACGGCACCTCAGTCCCCATGATCGCCGCCATACAGGAGTACGGCGCGCCGAAGCGGAACATCCCACCGCGTCCGTTCTTCCGCCAGGCCATCAACGCCCGCGCCGATGCGTGGGCCAAGAACATCGCCACCGCCCTGAAGCGCACCGACTACGACGCCAAGACCGCCATGGAGTTGGTCGGGCAGGGCGCCAAGGAAGACATCCAGAAGTCCATCATCGATACGATGGCGCCCCCACTCAGCGATGTGACCGTGATGCTGCGCGGCATGCGCCTGAACGATCCCGGCCTGACAGTCAGCGGAAAGACCGTCGGCGAGGCCGCGGCCCGCGTCGCGGCGGGCAAGACGAATTACGGCGCGCCTACGAAGCCATTGATCGATACGAGCACGATGCTGAACAGCGTCGGCGTCGAGGTCGAATAGGAGATATCGCATGACCGCAATCACCACCCCGAACGTGACGATCGACCAACTTGTCGGCGGTCTCGATATCGCCGCGCCGACCATGACGGCGATGATCACCGGGGCCAATTCGACCGATCAGGCCGCCCTTGCCAGCGCCATCGAGGGCATCTTGGCGAGCGATCCGACCCCGGGCCCGGTCGTCGCCGAGGAATTGGAGCTCGACACCGGCACCAAGACCGCCGCGGCGACCGCCGGCGCTGTCACGCTCAACAAGTCCTCGGGTGTCCTGACATCGGAAGCACTGACCACGACGGCCGGCAGCCTGTACACGATGACGCTGACCAATTCGAAGGTTGCGGCGGGTGACATCGTCCTGCCGAGCGTTGCGCTCGGCGACTCGACGCAGGGCCTCCCGCAGATCGTCACGACCACGGTCACCGACCAGACCGTCGTGTTCATCGTGAAGAACATCCACGCCACGCAGGCCTTCAACGGCACCATTGTTGTCAGCTACGGCGTCCTGAAGGCCGGCACGCCCGCCTGATGAACCTCCACGGGTTCGTTGCCGGCAATATCGATGCCGTCAACCCGCGTATCTCTTGCCTCTACAAGGCCTCTACCGGCTACACCTACGATGCGGCCGGCGCGCAGGTGCCAGCCTACGCGGCACCGGTGACGGTGCTGGCCCGCTTCCAGCCGATGACGTCCGACGACCTCAAGATGGTCGATGCCGTCGACCAGCAACGGAATCGCACCAAGGTCTACCTCTTCGGCGAGAGCGACGGCGTCGTCCGCTCGCAGCTCAAGGGCGGCGACATCATCACCGACCCACAGAACAACGTCTGGCTGGTTTCCCAGCCGATGGAGCAGTGGGCGCAGGACTGGTGCTCGGTGGCGGTCACCCTCCAGAATGGGAGCTAGCGCATGGCTTATAACGCCGTCATCCCGGTCAGCTTCGACAGCACCGGCGACAACGTCGCCATCGCGGGCGTCGAGGGCAAGAAGATCGCCATCTACGGGCTGGACCTCTTTCTGGCCACGTCCGGCACGCTGGAACTCAAGGCGGGCGAAACCACGCTCACTGGTGCGATGACCCTGACGGAATACCGCAAGGGCCTCCTGCTCGACGATCCGGCCTATTGGTACGTCCCCGAGGGCGAGGACTTCGTGCTCACCCTTGCCGCCGACGTGCAGTTGAGCGGCACGATCTGGTACCGCCAGCAGTAGGGCGATGCCGGTCACGATCACGCCGACCATGGACCAGGTCCTGGCGGCGTTCAGGACAGTCCTGCTCGGCTGGCTCGATCCCTCGGTCGAGGTTGTCAAAGGACAGGTCAACCGGGTCCCGTCGCCCAAGGCCCCGAACTACGTCGTGATGACGCCAATCCTCGCGCCGCGCCTCGCGACCAACCTCGACGAATTCTTTGACTGTTACTTCACCGCCTCCATGGCGCCGATCGCTGACACCGTCACGTCGACGATGACGGTCACCGCGATCCCGGCGGCCGGTTCTCCGAACTTCCCGGGTGCGCTCAAGGCCGGAAATACAGTGTGGGGGCAGGGCGTCTCGGCCAACACCGTGATCCTGTCGCAGTCGTCCGGAACGCCGGGCGGCATCGGGGCCTACATCGTCAGCAACGCCCAGGCCGTCGCCTCAGAGAACATGGCGGCGGGCTACGAGACCCTGACGCAGCCGACCGAGTTCCACCTCCAGATCGATGTCCACGGCCCGGCGTCGATGCAGAACGCAATCACCCTCTCGACGCTGTTGCGTGACGACGCCGGCGTCCAGGCCTTCGAAGCGCTCAACCTGCCGTACTTGATCTCGCCGCTTTACGCCGACGATCCCAAGCAAATCCCCTTCGCCAACGACCAGCAGCAAGTCGAATACCGCTGGGTCGTCGATGCCCGCGCGCAGGTCGATTTCACGGCGACGCTGCCCCTGCAGTTCGCCACCGAGATCGCGACTGGCCTCATCAACGTCGACGTCGTCTACCCGCCGAACTGACGTCCGCCCTCAAGGAGCACCCCCTACATGACGACCATCCCGGCAAAAGACATCGTCAGCGTCCAGCCGAACGTGCTCAACGCCGGCGGCTCGGCCGTCGAGACCATCGGCCTCATGCTGACGACCTCGGCCAAGGTTCCGATTGGCGCCGTGCAGCCCTTCGCAAATGCCAACGATGTGGCGGCATACTTCGGCGCGTCGTCGGACGAGTACAAGGCCGCCAACATCTACTTCAACGGCTTCACGAACAGCAACGTGCTGCCGGCGTCGGTCCTGTTCGCGCAGTACAACACCACCGACGTCTCGGCCTATCTCCGCGGTGGCCGGCTCGGCCTCACGCTGGCGCAGGTCAAGGCGCTGACCGGTACGATCACCATCGTCACGCAGGATGGTTCGCTGACCTCCGCGTCGGTCAACCTGAGCAGCGCGACGTCTTTCAGCAACGCGGCGACCATCATCCAGACCGCGTTTACCGACCCGTCCTTCGCGGTCACCTTCGACACCGTCCAGAACGCCTTCGTCTTCACGACGACGGAGACCGGCGCCAGCGCGACCATCGAGTACGCGACCGGTACCAGCACCCTCTACACCGGCATCAACCTGACGCAGGCCACCGGTGCCGTGCTCTCGCAGGGCGCCGATGCGGCTAGCCCGTCGGCCTTCATGAACGGCGTCACGTCCGTCACTCGAAACTGGGCGACGTTCATGACGATCTTCAACCCCGACAACAGCGGCAACGCCAACAAGCTGCTGTTCGCCGAGTGGGTCGGCGGGACCGATGACGAGTTCATCTATGCCTGCTGGGACAACGATGCCGCACCGACTGTCACCGTTCCGGCGTCCTCGAGCCTCGGCGTACTGCTGGCCGACGCCGATCTCTCAGGGACGGTTCTGGTGTGGTCCCCGGACTACACCAAGGCGGCCTTCGTCTGTGGTTGGGCGGGGTCGGTTGACTTCAACGAACTCAATGGCCGCGCCACGCTCAAGTTCAGGCAGCAAAGTGGGCTCGTGTTCGATGTGACCGACGAAACCACAGCGAACAATCTGCTGGCAAATGGCTACAACTTCTATGGCGCGTGGGCGACGGCGAACGCGCAGTTCATCGGCCTCGCTAACGGGACGATCTCCGGCAACTTCCTGTGGGCCGACAGCTACCTCAACCAGATCTCGCTCAACTCGGGGCTCCAGAACGCCGGGATGAACCTGCTCTTCAACACGAAGTCGATCCCGTACAACCGGGCTGGCTACAGCCAGATCGAGATGGCGCTTCGCGATCCGATCTTGGCGGCCCTCAATTTCGGCACGATCCGCCCCGGCACGGATCTCTCGCAATCGCAGATCTCCGCAGTCAACAACGCGGCTGGCGTGAAGATCGACGACACGTTGTTCAACACTGGCTGGTATCTGCAGGTCTTGCCGGCTGCGGCTTCGGTTCGCGTCCAGCGCGGCTCTCCCCCGATCACGCTTTGGTACTGCGATGGCCAGAGTGTGCAGAAGCTCCAGATCACCAGCATCAACGTGCAGTAACGAAGGAGCGCTCGCCCCATGGCACGGTCACTTACCGCCTCGAATATCCAGCTCACGCTTGCCGTTGTCGGGGTCGTTCCGGTCCCGCAGGCGATCAGCGAATTTGCGGTCGACGACATCTTTGACACCGACACCGTCGAGCCCACCGAGGTCGAGATGGGCGTCGATGGCCGCATGTCGGCCGGCTACGTCTTCGTCCCGATCAAGCAGGGCATCAACCTGCAGGCGAACTCGCCCAGCAACGACTTCTTCGATGCCTGGAAGCAGGCTCAGGATGCCGTTGGCGACCAGTTCTTCGCGCAGGGCGTCATCATCTATCCCGCGATCAACAAGAAGTGGGTGATGACCGGCGGCGCGCTCTCCAGCTACCCGCCGATCCCGAACGCCGGGAAGATCCTGAAGCCTCGCAAGTACGGCATCACTTGGGAGCGCGTCGTCCCGACGCCGATCTGATTTTTCATACTCCTCTGGCAGTGGGTGAGTAACCATGATGGAAGCATCACGGCGGCAAGTGCTCGTCACGATTCAGGACGAGGGCCGCGACAAGGGCAAGACATACCTCATCGAGGAGCTATCCGCGATGGCGGCCGAGGAATGGGCGATGCGCGCCGTTCTCGCCGTCCTGCGGTCCGGTGGGGAATTGCAGAATGAGGACCTCGATGCACTGAAGCAACTCGACTGGACCGACGAAGCCATCGCCAAGAAGGGCATGGCCCTAGTTGCCGTTCTCGGCATCAAGCTGTTCGCCGGTCTCGAATACGATCGCGCCAAGCCTCTGCTCGATCAGATGCTGAAGGCTGTCTACTTTGTGCCTGATCCAGCGAAACTGGAGATCAGGCACAAGTTGCTTCCGGACGAAATTCAGGAGCTGAAGACCGTCCTTCGACTGCGCGCGGAGTTCCTTTCGCTCCACACGGGTTTTTCTTTGAGCGGCGCCCTCTCGATGATGAAGGACCCATCGGAGACGAGGACGCCGCGGACCTCATTGATTATCCCAACCTCCCAGAATCCATAGCGACTGTCCTGTCTGCGAAGCGCGCGACGCTGCACGAGTGCAAGACCGTGTACGGCCTCAAAGACGTCTATGACCTCTTGGAGATCATTCGCGTGGACAGGTTCAATCAGCGGCTCTTGAGCCAGCACAAGCGCAAGGAGACTTGAGATTCCGACGATCGTTGATGCACTTTTGGTGACGATCGGCTTGGACACCACGGGGCTGACCGAGGGGGCGAAGCGCGCCTCGGTGGGGTTGGACAAGACAAAGGAAAAGGCGACCGGCGTCGCCAAGGAGATGCAGGCTCAGGGCAAGAAGGCCGGCGAATTCTTCGGGCAAATCCGCAATCAGCTTCTCGGTCTCTTCACGGCATTCACTGCCGGCAAAGGCGTCTCCGACTTCATCAAGACGATCACCAGCGCGGACAGCGCCATCGGCCGCATGGCGAAGTCGATCAACTCCAATACCGGCGAAATCTCGCTGTGGCAGCACGCCATGAAGGCATTCAGCGGCGATGCCAACGGTGCCGTCGACAGCTACGCTAAGCTCGTCTCGGATTTCGAGAAGTTCAAGCTGACCGGGCAGGCGCCGCCTGCGATTGCTTACCTGCGCGCCCTTGGCGTCGATATCGTCGATGCTGGCGGTAAAATGAAATCGATGACCCAGCTCTATACAGAGCTGGCCGATGTCATGGAAAAGCGAAAGATGTCGGCACCGCAGAAGTTGGAATTTCTGCGCGGGGTCGGCGTCGACGACAACACGGCTCGCCTAATCATGCAGGGCAAGGCTGCACTTCAAAAGCAGCTTGCCGAGGCCGCGAAATCCGGCGTCGTGACGCCCGAAGATGCTGCCGCCGCGCAGGCTCGCCAGGAGGCCTTTTCGAATCTCGGCGACACGCTCGACACGCTCGGCCGAACTATCAGCACATCGCTCACACCGGCACTGATTTTCCTTCTCAAGAAGCTGCGCGAGTTGGCGATCTGGTTCCAATCCCACCCCACGGCATTGAAGATTGCTGTTGGCGTTCTCACCGCCGCTATCGGCGCCCTCAGTCTGGCCCTGCTGGGTCTGTCGTTCGCGCCCCTGATCGCGGGTCTCAATGCCGTGATCGGACTGACAGCCGGCATCTCCACGCTGGCCGCTGCGATTATGGGGCTAGTCGCGGCAACTACAGCCCTTGGCGCGGTTGCTGCGATCGGTGTGGCCCGTAAGGCGGCGAGAGAGTGGGCCGTCGGGAAGGCGCCCCGGACGACGGACCCGACTGATCCGGCAAATGTCTCCGGCTATTCGCCGCTCGCTATTGACAGGTGGCGTAACGAGCAGATGACCAAGGGGCGAAAGCTGCCGCCGCTGCCGCTTCAGGAAGGTGTGGCATGGGATGCGAAGCCGGGCGAGAAAGTCACGCCTAGCGACGCCTATGATCGTAACAAGAAGATCATCGACGACTTCGCCTCCAAGCTCTGGAACGGCATTTTCAATGCGAAGCCGAGTAGCGAGCCGCCGGCCGAGTCCGAGAAGCTATCATCCGCTGGCGATGACATCCCGACGAAGGTCTTCTCGAATAAGCCGACCGGTGATGGCGCGCGGCCGTCGGCGCACATCATTGAACTTGCGGGCGCCCGTGCTGCGGGCGGACCAGTGCAGGCTGGCAAGTCATACCTGGTCGGCGAGAAGGGTCCCGAGGTCGTCAACTTCGGTTCCTCGGGCAACGTCATTCCCAACCATGATCTGGCGAAATCAAATGTAGTCCGCCTTTCGACCACACTCGCTGCATCCGCTGAACTGTTCAATTCAGCCGCGATGATGCTTTCAGGGGCGCTGAAGGATCAGGCCGCGAACGAGAACCGCACGCGCTTCTCCCTGGAAGAGTTGGGACACAGCATCTTGCGCAGCCTCGTGCCCGGCATGTCTGCCCTGACCACGGTCATGGGCAGGGTCGCGACCATCTTCGGTGGCGACGAAGACCGAGCTGGCCACCCGCAGGGGCATGGCGAAGGGCGCGGCGGTAATGCCGAGCGGGGTGAGGAGAGGGGCGGCAATGAAGACGGCGCCCCCCGGCCCGGCGAGGGGCGAGACGGCCCGGTCCAGCTGAGCGACAAGGAATCGGCGCGCCGCAATCGGGAGGACGTCGAGAAGTTCGAAGGCATGGGCTGGACGCGCGAGCAGGCCGCCGGCATCGTTGCCAACCTCCGGGCCGAAAGCGGCTCGTACGGCAAGAATGACTTCAAGGCGGTCGGCGACGGCGGTGAGGCATACGGGCTGGCCCAGTGGCATAAGGACCGGCAGGCCAATTTCCGCAAGGTATTCGGCCACGGCATCCGGGAGTCGACCCGCGACGAACAATTGAAGTTCGTCGATTGGGAGCTGCGCAACACCGAGAGGGACGCGGGCAGGAGCCTCGCGCGGGCCAAGGACGAGGGCACATCCGGAGCCGTCGTATCTCGCGAATTTGAGCGGCCCGGCACGACCGAAGCCATCAAGGCGGAAGCCGCACGCAACCGCGCGGCACTTGCCCGCGGCATCTATGAATCGCTTAAGGTGCCCGACGATGTCTTCTCCCGGTTGGCTCAGAAGGCCCCTCCCAGCGTCCTCAACCTGACGCAGGGCGCGCCGGCCAATGCGGCGGAAACATACAACAACGATAACAGCCGCTCGAATTCGACGGTGACCCACACGTCGACGACGCATATCGGCACCATCAATACGCAGGCCACTGACGGCGAAGGACTGGCCCGCGATCTCGACGCCCGCCTCGATCGCTTCCGCACCGCCAACGCCGCCAACTACGGCATCGTCTAGTGTCCGGCACCGGTCCCTCAAGCTACTCCGGCCAGCAAGGCCTCTCGTCGGATGGAAACGACGGCAACCTTTCGATGTTCACGGCCCGCCAAATGCTGGGCCGCATCTCGACGGCGAAGCTGGTCAAGGTGCTGAAGGTCACGAACAACGGCGGCGTGGAACCCGTCGGCCGCGTCGATGTTCAGCCGATGGTCAACCAGATGGACGGCGGCGGCGTCGTGACGGAGCACGGCACCGTCTACGATCTCCCGTACTTCCGGCTGCAAGGCGGGCAAGACGCCATCATCTGCGACCCCAAGGTGGGAGATATCGGCGTTGCAGTGATCTGCGACCGCGACAGTTCGGCGGTGAAGGCCAGCAAGGACATCGCGAACCCCGGCAGCTATCGCCGCTTCAATCTCGCCGATGGCATGTACTTCGGTGGCTTTCTGAACGGGACGCCTGATCAATATGTCCGGTTCTTCGATACGGGCGACGGTTCGCCGGGCATCGAGGTTCACGACCGCAACGGCAATGATGTCCTGTTGAATGCCGACGGCATCAAGGCCGTCGACAAGCAGAACAACACGATCCTGATGACCAGCGCCGGCATCAAGATCACCGACAAGAACGGCAACATCTTCAACATGAAGGCCGGGACAGTCGAGCTGACGACGCCGCTGTTCAAGGTGATCGGCGCAATGGAGATCACGGGCCTCGTCACGGGCAACACGAGCGGCAGCGGCGTCGGACTGACGACGCACACCCACGCCCAGCCCAACGATAGCCACGGGGATACAGAGGCCGAGACAAACCCACCGACGCCCGGGACCTGATCGTGGCACTTGAAGAACGTAATCTCCGTATCGTCTTCAACATCGGCTTGGGCACCTACGGCCTAGGCGGATTCAGTTCGTTCACAGTGGAGCGCGTGAGGGCAACGGCGCGCGTCGCCAATGCCGGCGGCGCCGCCCTGCCGTCGCTCGATCTAACCGTGTACGGCCTCACTCTGTCGCAGATGAACCAGCTCATGACGCTGGGACAAGTGATCACAACCCAGCGCGCCAATTTCGTCAGCGTCTTTGCTGGCTCTACTGGCGGCCCGATGACAAAGGTGTTCGACGGCTCGATCGTCAACGCGTGGGCAGATTTCAATGCCTCTCCCGACGTCGCCATGAGGGTCATGGGTTCGACGGGCACGCTTGAGGCACTGAAGCCGACTACGCCATCTAGCTACGCGCAGGCCGTGGCTGTTGAGGACGCACTAGCGCAACTCGCGCAACAAGTGGGCTGGCAGTTCGAGAACAATGGCGTCCATGTGATGTTGCCCGTCACCTACGTGGCGAGTACGGCGCGCGAGCAGATGCTTGAGCTCGTGCAACAGGCTGGCATCGAGTGGAACGCGGGTGAGGGCAACGTGCTGGCAATTTGGCCGCGCGGACAGTTCCGCAAGGGCACGATATCGATCGTGTCCCCGTCGACGGGCCTTGTGGGGTATCCGACCTTCATTCCGAACGGCATCAGCATTCGGACGTTGTTTAATCCGGCGATTCGCTTCGGCTCTCAGGTGCAAGTGAAAGACAGCTTCGTCAAACAGGCGAACGGCACCTACACGACGTTCAATATCACGCATTCGCTCGCATCCCAGACACCCCGCGGCCCGTGGTTTAGCGATATCGATTGCGTCGTGCCGGGCTATCAACCCGTGCCCACTTGATTGTGCGGTGACCCATGGTCAGTCTTCTCGTCACCGACCTCATCAACTTCAGCGGCATCCCGTTCCTTCAGCAGTGGGGCATCTACACCACTGGCGGCTCGCCGGCGGTGACGTTCGATAACGTCCTGAGCGTTGAGCAAAAGAAGGACTACAGCGTCGCTGACTATCCGCTCGAGCAGGGCGCATTCGAGAGTTACAACAAGGTCGAGCTACCGGGCGAATATCGCGTGATGTTCTCGTCAGGTGGAAGCTTCGCGAACCGACAGGCGTTGCTCGACTCTATTCAGGCCATCCAGGGCGACCTCAAGACCTACGCCGTGGTCACGCCGGAAAAGACCTTCCCCAAGGCCAACATCACGCACGTCGACTGGAATCGACGTGACGGCAGAGCTGGTCTCATCAAGGTCGAGATTCATCTGATCGAGATTCGCAACACGGTTTCGGCGTCGCTCGGCGGCAGCAATCCCACGGGCACCAATCCAAACGCGACGCCGATCAGCGACCCGACCGATCCCGCGAGCGCGTCCGGAATAATGGGAGGACAGGTGCAGACCGATGCCTACCAGCTGGCCGCAGGCGTGAAGCCGCTTTGAGAGATGACGCAACTGATCCCGCTTTCGCCAGTGTCGTCGCAGTCATTCTCGGTCGTGCTGGGCGATCAAATCTGCCAGATCAAAGTCCGGCAGAAGAACGTCCCGGCCTTCATGATGACGATGGGCATCTACGTTGACTTATATGTCAACAACGCCCTGATCATCGGCGGCGTCATCGCGGAGAACCTGAACCGCATCGTCCGCGATCTGTATCTCGGCTTTCAGGGCGATCTCGTCTTCTACGACACGACAGGGCAGGGCAGGGACCCGTACTACACCGGGCTCGGCAGCGACTTCGTGTTGCTCTGGATCGAGCCCGAGGAACTACCGCCTGGCGTCGGCTGAAGGCGCGTAACCACCCGCTGACGGGGTGACGCATGGCATCACTTCTTCTCGACACCGACAATTGGGACCTCACGGTCGACACCGCCGGCAATATCGCGGTGACGACGGGCCCCTACGCCATGGCGCAGGACGTCGCCTCGGCCGTCCGCCTGTTCCTGGGCGAGCTCTACTACGACACCACACAGGGCGTTCCGTACTGGGAGTCGATCCTCGGGAAGTTCCCGCCGGCCTCGTTCATCAAGGCCAAGCTGGTTGAAGCTGCTCTGACTGTTCCGGGTGTGGTGACCGCGAAGTGCTTCCTGTCGTCGTTCGAGAACCGCGTTTTTCAGGGCCAGGTGCAGTTCACGGACCGGAGTGGCGTCACGTTGGGAGTGACTTTCTGATATGCCCACCAACGTACCGGCGCCCACTTTTGGCGATCGCGGCTTCATGTCGCCGGACGAGGCCAGCATCCTTGCCGGCTTCATCGCCGACTGGCTGGCCGCAATCCCGGGCCTCAGCTTCACGACCTCGGGTGGTGCGCCGATCAATTCGACGCCGCAGGGCCAGCTCGTCACCAGCGAGTCCGCGATCTACGCGAACGTCATGTATCAGTTCATGGCGCTCACGAACGGCGTCGATCCCGCTTTCGCGACCGGCCGCATGCAGGACGCGATTGCCAGGATTTACTTCCTGTCGCGACTGCCGGATCAATCGACCGTCGTGACCTGCACCTGCATCGGCCTGCCGAACACCGTCATCCCCTTCGGCACGCTGGTCCGCGATACATCGGGCAACCTGTACTATGCCTCCGCTGGGGGCACGATCCCGGCATCTGGCACGATAGACCTCGAGTTCGCCAACCAGACCACGGGGCCGATCCCGTGCCCTGCGAACAGCATCAACCAGATCTATCAGGCCATTCCGGGATGGGACACCGTCAACAATTCCGCCCCGGGTGTCCTCGGCCGTAACGTCGAGGGCCGCGCCCCGTTCGAAGCACGTCGCGAGGCCTCGGTCTTCAACGGGGCCAAGAACTTCGCGCCTTCGATCCTCGGCGCCGTCCTCAAGGTCGACGGCGTCCTCGACGCCTACGTCACGGACAACCAGAACGGCTACCAGCTCGGCGTCAACCCTGAGGCCGTGGTTTCGGCTTCGATCTCCGGCACCACGCTCACCATTTCCGCGATCATCTCCGGCACGATCAAGGCCGGGCAGACCGTCACAGGCGCAGATGGGCTGGGCATCGGTGTTGCGGATGGTACCACGATCATAAGCGGCAGCGGAACGTCATGGGTGGTCAACCACTCCCAGACCGTGGCGGGGACCACGATGAACCTGGGCGGCACCGTGCTTGTCGCGCACTCGCTCTATGTGGCCGTGGTCGGCGGTGGCGAAACCGATGTGGCCACGGCGATCTGGACGAAGAAACCGCCGGGCTGTGGCTACAACGGCAACACCACGGTCACGGTCTACGATACCAGCCCGCAATATGCCCCACCGGGCATCCCCTACACGGTGGTCTACGAGATCCCGGACCCGCTCTCGTTCGTCGTGCTGGTGCAGATCGCCAACAGCAGCGCCGTGCCGGCCAATGCGAACACTCTCATCCAGAACGCCGTCGTGGCGGCCTTTGCCGGAACCGATGGCGGTCGCAGGGCTGGAATCGGATCGACGGTCTTTGCCTCTCGTTTCTATGCCGGCATAGAGGGCTTGGGCGACTGGGCTGAGATCGTCGAGATCACCTTGGGCACGACCAATTCGCCGGCGGCCTCGTTCACGGGCGAGATCACGGACGCCGTTCTCACCGCAAGCGTGGTGACCGGCACCATCGCCGTCGGCCAGACGCTGTTCGGTGAAAGCATTCAGGACGGCGTCACGATCCTTTCGCAGGCCAGCGGCACGCCGGGTGGCGCCGGTGACTACAACCTCTCGGCAACGTTCACGGATCCGATCACGAGCGAGGCCATGCAGACCGTGGCGGCGACCCTGTTCCGGGTGCCGACGAAGATCACCCAGGTACCGACGGTCGTGCCCGAAAACATTCAGGTGACCCTGGTATGATCAGGAAGCTTCTCCTCCTGCTGGCCTTGCTGCCGTCGGCTGCCTTCGCGCAGTCTCCGACGCCCAGCACGATTGGGCCCTACGCCTATCCGAACTGGTACCGGGGCTACGTCCCGACGCCACAGGAATGGGCGATGTGGTGGTCGTGGAAGATCGACGGCAACGGCATCGGCGGCGTCCCTCCGGCGAACGGCCAACTGTTGATCGGCAACGGCGCCGGCTATACGCTGAACACGCTCACGGCCGGCAGCAACGTCACGATCACCAACGGGCAGGGGTCGATCCAGATCGACGCCGCGGGTGGTGCGCCGGGCGGCGCCAGCGGGAACGTCCAGTGGAACAACGCCGGCGCGTTCGACGGCAACGACGGCTTTACCTATGACGGCACCAGCGCCATCGGTCTCGGCGTCTCCGGCACCTCGGTCGGTGCCATCTCGCTCAACAACGCCACCACCGGCTCGATCACCCTGCAGCCCGTGACGGGCGCGCTGGGGTCTGCCGTCCTGTCCCTCCCGGCCGCGACCGATACCTTGGTCGGCAAGGCCACCACCGATACCCTGACCGGCAAGACCTACGACACCGCTGGCGCCGGGAATGTCTTCAAGATCAACGGCACGGCCATCTCGGCGGTCAATGGCACGGGCGCCGTCGTGCTCACCACGAATGCCGCGCTCGTCACGCCGGACCTCGGCACCCCATCGGCGATCGCGCTGACGAATGGCTCCGGCCTCCCTGTCAGCGGTCTCGCCAGCATCGCGGCCGACACCGTGGTCGCCAATGGTACGGGCTCCTCGGCGTCGCCCATCGCGTTCTCCATGCCCTCGTGCAGTTCCTCGTCCAATGCCCTGACGTGGACCTCAGGCAGCGGGTTCGGGTGCAATTCGATCTCGGGTTCCGGCACCGTCAATTCGGGCACTGCGGGCCAACTGGCGTACTACGCCACGAGCTCGTCGGCAGTCAGCGGCAACGCCAACGTCACGGTCTCTGCGGGTGCTCTCACGCTCGGCCAGTCCGGCACCGCGGGCTCCGTGATCCTGAACGGCTCGTCGACGGGCACGATCACGCTGGCGGTCCCTTCGGCCGCTGGTTCGAACACCATCACGTTCCCCGCCGCCACGGGTACGGCGACGGTGCTCGGCAACACGTCCACGGGCAGCGGCAATATCGTTCTCGCGACGTCCCCCGTGCTCACGACCCCGAACCTCGGGACCCCGTCCGCAATCACTCTGACCAGCGGCACAGGCCTTCCGGTCAGTACCGGCATCTCGGGTCTCGGGACCGGCATCGCGACATGGCTCGCCACGCCCAGCAGCGCGAACCTCGCCTCGGCCATCACCGATGAAACCGGGTCTGGTGCTCTGGTCTTCGCCAACACGCCATCACTGACGACCCCGGCGATCGGTGCCGCGACAGGCACCTCGGTCTCGCTGACTGCTGGTGCGACAGTCTTCAACGCCACTGCCGTACCCGCGGGCGGCAACAATGCCGACTATCTCGTCAAGGGCAGCACCACCGCCAATCTAGGCGTCTACTTTGGGTCCGGTGCTCCGACCCTCAGCACGGCACAGGGCTCGCTCTACATCCGCAGCGATGGTGCGCCTTACTACAACAGCAGCTCCGGCAGCGGCACGACGTGGACACAGATCGGCTCCGGGGGCAGCGGCCTGACCGTCGGCTCGACCACGATCACCAGTGGCACCAATACCCGCGTCCTGTTCGACAACAGCGGCACGCTGGGCGAGTACACGATCAGCGGTTCCGGCAACGTCTGCATGACGACGAGCTGCGTCATGACCACGCCGAACCTCGGCACGCCATCGGCTGTAACACTGACCAATGGCTCTGGTCTTCCAGTCTCGGGCGTGACCGGATTCGGCAGTGGAGTGTCGGCGTTCCTGGTGACGCCGACGAGCGGTAATCTCGCGGGGGCCGTGACCGACGAAACGGGGTCCGGCGCGCTGGTCTTCGCGGCCTCGCCGACCCTGTCGGGAACCATTGGCGGGAGCCTGACGTGGTCCGGCGCTCAGACATTCTCTTCGTCGATCAAGACGACCTCGATTATCGAGACGTTCAGCGCGCCGTCCATCACGTCGAACGTCCTGACCATCGACCTGACGCAAGGGACGGTGTTCAACGTCACCAACAGCGCGAACATCAACACCTTCACGATCAGCAACGCGACAGCCTCGACCGCGCAGGCATTCACGCTGGTGATGACCAGCAACGGCTCTAGCCGGACGCAGACGTGGGGGTCGTCAGTGAAATGGCCCGGCGGCACGGCACCGACCCTCACCGCCACGAGCGGCAAGGTCGACGTGCTGACCTTCGTTACCAATAACGGCGGCACGACCTGGTACGGCTTCGTTGGCGGGCAGAATTACTAAGATGCGTCGCCGGGGACTCCTCGCCGGGGTACTGGCATCGGTACTGCTGGTTTGGGCGGCGCTCCTGCCCAACGTGGCGACGGCTGTTGTGGGCTCCTCGCGAGCGTCTCTCATCGCCACCAAAAGCAACATCGATCCTGATGCATTGGCTTGGCAGGCGGCTGTTGTCACAGCAGGAGGCACGGTCAGCGGTTCACAGCTCGCAAATGTGAGCGCGCTGATCGCGGGCGAGAAGACGGATGGCGTCTGGGCGGTCCTTGACTGGCAGTTCCTGCATGCCGCCGAGAACGTGCAGCAGGCGACCATCGACCTCAAGACACGCGCCGCTGCGACGCTGGTCAACAGCCCGACGTTCACAGCCAGATCGGGCATCACGACGGACGGCTCATCGAGCTATGTCCAGTTGCTGGTGCCCGGCAGCAACTACACGCTGAACAGCGCTTCATTTGGATGGTTCCAGAATACTAGCCTATCGCAGGTCAACGGCACCCAGATGGGGTCCTTTCAATTCGGTGGCGGTAGCAGGGCAATCATTTGGGCCGCCTTTACAGATGGAAACGCGTATTCGGGCGTCAATGATCTCGATGCCGATAGTGGCGGGGCGACTCCAGGCACGACTACTGGCCTCTGGATCGCGGACCGCGATAGCTCAACCACGAATGCTTTGTACCGCGCCAACGGCCTAGTCGAGACCGCCAATCAGACATCCAACGCGGTTGTAGACCAGACATTCTATCTCGGCGGGACGCACGGCACCGCCAACGACTTTTCCCGACCGGCCCCCGCCAACGGAGCGATGTCCTTCTGCGGCGGGCATCTGTCGAGCACGCTTCGTGCCGCCCTTGGCACGCGGTTCTCCACTTATCTTGCAGGCCTTTGATGGCCAGCGTGATCCTGCTCTCCGCAGATGACGCCGCACATGTGCGAGGCATGTCGGATGAGACGCCGCTTGCTTCTCTCCAGCCGCTCCCGCTCACGGACGGCCGGTTCTATCTCGGCGTCGAAGTGCTGGCCGATCCCGCACACGCCGAGTTCCACGACTATCTCAGCGCCCTGCCACAGGTCGACTACAGCGAAATCGCGTCGCTCGTCCCAAGCACGCCCGGCCCAGGATCACACCAATGAAACGCTTTGCCCTCTCCATCCTGTCGCTGGCGGCTTGCTCGACGGGCGCCTTCGCGGAGCCGCCCGCGCAGTCCGTGCACATGCCGGTGGAGCGGACCGTAAAGCTCACCGACGCCGAGATCGACGTCACCATCCAGATGCTGGACGAGTGCGTGAAGGCGAAGGGCCTGCTCTGCGCCGAGGCCGCGACCGTGATGGCGCGCAAACTCCGTGCCACCCAGCATCCCGAGACGCCAAAAGCGCTGCCGCCAAAGAAGTAGATGCCCAACAACTTCTTCCCGGCCCCACCGGCGCCACCGCCGCTGTCGGTCGGCGTCACCGGTATCGGTCCTCAGCCGTTCGCATGGCAGCAAACGGTCATGTCGCAGTACGCGAACGCCGACCGGACCATGAACCTGATCGCATCGTTCTCGGATGCCTTCGACCAGACCGCGAACATCGACCGCTTCTACGATCTGGTCTGGAACGTCGATACGGCGCAGGGCTGGGGGCTCGACGTCTGGGGCCGCATCGTCGTCATCGGCCGCGCGCTCAAGGTCCCGGTCAAATACTTCGGTTTCGACGAGATGGGCCCGGATGACATCGAGCCCTTCAATAGCGCGCCGTACTACAGCGGGCAGGCGCTGACCTCGACCTTCCTGATGTCCGACGACGTCTACCGGAAGGCCATCCTTGCCAAGGCTTTGGCCAACATCTGCGAGGGCACGATCCCCGCGATTAACAAGGTGCTGCAGCTGCTCTTTCCCGGCCGCGGCAATTGCTACGTCACCGACCCCGCCGACATGACGATGCAATACGTCTTCGAGTTTCCGACGTCGGCGGCCGAGCGGGCCATCGTGACGCAGACCGGGATCTTTCAGCACCCGGCCGGTGTGACGACCACCTTCGATTTCGCGTGAGGCGACTGCATGCAGTCCACTGACATCCCGAGCCGGATCACCATCGCGTTTGCACAAAGCGCGAGTGGTACCTATCGCGCCGTCATTCCCGATACGACGACGACGCCCGGCCGCGCCTCTTTCACGCAGGGTTTCGGGTCGATCAACTTCATTCCGATCGCCGGCGGCGGCATCCCGCCCTTTGGCGCGGACATGAACGGCATCCTGTTCGATGCCACGACGTGGTTGCGCTGGATCGCCGCCGGCGGGCCCATCCCGTACAACTCTCCGTTCTCGTCCACGAACAGCGGCTACCCCAAGGGCGCCCTGCTGCCCTCTGCGACCGCCGGGAGCGCGGTGTGGTGGCTCTCGACGGCCGACAACAACACGACCGATCCGGACGGCGGCAGCCCCGCCAATTGGGAGAAGATCAGCTACGGCACGACCTACGCCGGTGATCCCAATGGGAACGTTGCAGGCGTCGCGTTCGGTGCTCTCGGCATCACGAAGTCGATGCTGTGGGATTCGGTCAACAACGCCTTCTGGGTCTGCACGTCGACGGGCCCTGCCTCAGGCGGCGGTCGCGCGGTTTGGGTGCGCAACACCGCCGCCGTCGCCCTGCCGAACTCCGGCGTCACCGCTGGCAGCTACAAGTTCACGAACCTGACGGTCAACGCGCAGGGCATCATCACGGCGGCGTCCAATGGCGGCGTGGCGACCAATTCCACAAACGGCATCGTCCGCCCGGATGGCACCTCGATCACAATCAATGGTTCGGGCCAGCTCAGCGCGACGACGGGCGGCAGCGGCAGCGTCACCAATGTCAGCGCCGGGTCGTTTCTGAGCACGTCGCCCGGCGGCGGCATCACGACCACGGGCACGGTCCAGGGCAATGGTGCCACGGCCAACGATATCCGCGCGGGAACGGCCAGCAACCTGATCGTGTCGCCCGGTGCTCTAGCGGCCTCCGCCGCCTTCATCACGCTGACCGATGCCACGTCGATCGCGTGGAACATGACCACCGGCTACAACGCCAAGGTCACCTATACGACCGGAACGACCCGGACCTTTGCGGTGCCGCTCAATCCGCAGGAAGGGATTACCTACAGCCTGCGCATCAATTCGGGTCCCGGTGGAATCACGACCACGCTACCGTCCTGCTTCAACTTCGGTGCGGCAGGCGCTCCGGCCTTCTCGACCGGCGCCAACAAGTGGGACCTGATCACCATGCTCTGCGTCGACGCCGTGACGCCGGTGTTCTCCTGCAGCTTCCTGCCGGCGGCTTGATCGCGATGCTTTACCCGTGGCCCCGCCTTGCTGGTCTTCTGTATGAAGATTTCACGGTCACCTACAACCACAGCGTCAACTTCGTCATGCCGGCCGGCTGCACCAGGGTAGACCTCGTCGGGCAAGGCCGGTTCGGCAACAGTGACGGCGTCGTCTCGATTACCTTCATGAGCTTGGGGGCTGTGACACCCGCCACGCAAGGCAGCAGCACGCCCGCGACGAATCCCTATGACGGTACGTCGCTGGATCAGATCTACAACACGATCAACACCGCCATCGCGGGCAACAACGGATCGACGACGCGGCGGTTCACCACCGTCTCTCCGTTCACTGCCTACCCGCCGGCGCTCAATTACAAATGGCTGTCGAACACGCCAAGCAGCGGCGCGGCACCGGACCTGCAGAGCAACGCCTTCTTCCCGTACGACAACACGAACCCGCAGTGGCAGAAGGTCGGCCCCAACTTCACTTATTTCAGCAACGACGGCAGCACCTATGAAGACCCGCAAGGAATGTCGGTCATCGGCTCCCTGATTCTTCAGTCCTTGTATTTTCCGGGGCCGCCGAGCGGAAAAGCGTGGGCCGGCACTGGCGCCATGACCTTCGGCAATGCGCCGACGAATCCGCCTTCATCCAACATCCCGCAGGGACTGTATTTTAACGATCCGGGGGCGACGCTTCATCTGCCGCTATATGCGGGCGATCCGAACAACGCCAGCATCCAGAGCAACGGCCGTTATGTCTTCGGTTTTGCTGGCGGCGCCCTGACCGGATTCGGCTTTACCTGGAACGGATCGAGCTACACGCCACCGTCGCCTAACAACTCGCTGTCCAATCGCGGCCTTGCAACCCGACCGGCGACCACCACCCATTCCGGCGTGTCAGTCTCGCCCGGAACGACATACCCCATCGTGTTCAGCGCCCAAGGCAATGGCGGCTTCATCACGATTAGCGGCCGCAAGATCAAGGGCGCGCCCGTCGTTCCCTGATCGCCCGCAAGTAACTCCCGAGAAAACCGCTCCGGCGGTCCCCGGCGCCCGCAGTCGGAGCGCGTCCACTGCCCGTGACTCTTCGGCTGCGGGACCGGGGTTGTGATGAGAATCGATGCAAGCGGCCCGGAGCGATAGCGGCACTAACGCCCCGAGCCTGACCACCCACCAGCTCAATGAAGGAGCGGGCGAATGGCTGAACCGATCATAGAGCAGGGATGGGCCGTCTGGTCGCTCGCGCCTGTATCAACGATGTCGTGTGCGACATGAGCGAGTTCCCCCGGAAAGAGGGCAACGGCACGCTTGCCTGGCGCACGATCTACAGCGTCGGCCTCGCGCTGCTTAGCGTCCTCTCATACGGCGTCTACGACAGTGTGCGTGAGACCAGCCGAGCCGTTAACGCCCTGCAGGTCGAGCTTGGCAAGATCACCGGAAGCTACGGCACCCGGCTCGAAGATCACGAGCGCCGCATCGGCAAGCTCGAGGAGTGGCGCGAGAAGCGGGGCAATCCATGATCGAACGCGACAAATTCTTCGGCCGCGCCCGCATCACACCGTTCGCCGGTTCGTTGGCACCGGGTCAGGTCGACGGCTGCAACGCCATTCTCGACGGCTGGGAGTCCCGTGCCGACTTCAAGGATATCCGCTGGCTCGCCTACATGTTGGCCACGGCGAAGTGGGAGACGGCGCACACCATGCAGCCGATCGAGGAGATCGGCAAAGGGCGCGGGCGACCGTACGGCGTCGCGATCAACGGCCACGTCTACTACGGACGCGGATTGTGCCAACTCACCTGGGCGACCAACTACGCGAAGATGGCGGCGCTGACCGGTTGCGATCTGGTCAACCATCCCGAACTCGCGCTCGATCCCAAGATTGCCGCCTTGATCATGTTCGAAGGCATGAAGGGCGGCCTGTTCACCGGGAAGGGCCTGCAGAGCTACTTCAACGCGACGACCGACGACCCGGTGAACGCCCGGCGCGTGATCAACGGCACCGACCGCGCGGAAGAGATTGCGGACATCCACCGCGCGTTTCTCGCGGCGCTCGCTCCTTAGCCCATTTTGAGAGGACCAACCATGAACCAAGACCAGATCAATTCCCTGTTGCGTGTGTTGCTTGCCGCTGGCGGCCCCGTCGCGGGCCTGCTCGCCAATGCCGGCATGGAAGCCGGGACCATCAACGACGTCCTGACAACGGCGCTGATCGTCCTGCCGCCACTGATCAGCCTCGTGTGGGGCCTCGTGACCCATACCGATCACAACACCATCGCTGCCGCTGCGTCCGTTCCGGGCGTGGATGCGATCGCCATCTCCCCGAATGCCACGGGCGGTGCCGCGCGGGCCGCGACCAACTCCAATCTTCCAACCGTCCAGAAGGCTTCCTGACCATGAACATCTTCCGACGCTCCCTCCTTGCATCGCCGCTGGTGCTTGTCGTTGTCCTGCTTGCCGCGTGCGGTCAGCAGGGACCATCGTCGGCATCGTCCGTCTATGCGGCGAAGAATGCCTACGAGGCGGCGCTGATCGGCGCCGTCACCTACAACAACCTGCCGCGCTGTGGCGCGCCAACCTCTCCGCCGGTCTGTTCCGACCAATCCGCCGTGGGAGCCATCCGCAAGGCCAATGACGCCGCGCGAACCACGCTCGACGCCGCGGAGAAGACGGTGCGCGACCCGACCGTCACGGCCGACACAAAGGCAGCCGTCGTGTTGGGTGCCACCAATGCCGTCTCGGCGCTCCAAGCCATCCTCGCCATCTATGCACCCAGGAAGGGAGCCTGATCATGGAAGCCACCGCCATCATCGCTATCTTGGCGCAGGTCATCGCCCTGCTGCCCAGCCTGATCGCCGCGGGCGTGCAGATCGAAGGGCTCATCGCCCGCGTCACCGCCGCCGTGCAGTCGGGCGCGACCGACCCGACCGTCGATCAGTGGACGGCCGTCAATGCCGAGCTCGACGCGCTGACGGCGCAGCTCAACAAGGATCCCGCCGCGCCAGCCCCGGCAGCCTGATGTCCGGCATCGTCGGGAGCGCCATCGGTAGCGGCATCGGCGGAATAGCCGGTGCTGCCGTGAACTGGTTCCTGCAGCGGTTCGCGATCCGTGACGCCAACAAAGCCGGCCGAACTGAACAGGCGAAGGCCGACCTGCAGGCCGCAGACGACAAGGTGAAGGAGGCCAAGGATGTTCAGGCAGATATTGCTGCTGCTGGCGATGATCAGCGTGACCAGCTGCGCCGAAAATGGACGCGCCCAGCCGGCGGTGGCTGACACCTTCTGTCAGATCGCCCAGCCGATCTACATGGACCCGGCCGACAAGCTCGCGGGCGCGACGTGGCTCGCCATCGTGAACCATGACGAGACCGGCGAACGTCTTTGCGGTTGGAAGCCGCCGACATGATGTCCTCCGACCGCGTCATCGCCGCTATCGCGCTCGGATCGATGATCCTGGCAGTGGCCGTGAAGTGCACCGGACCGGTGCGGGCACAGGACGGGATACGCAATCACGGCCATGCCGAGAACCACGATTGGTACCGGGACCTGAAAACGAACTCCGGCTATTCGTGTTGCAACGGCTCGGAGGATGGCACCGAGGGCGATTGTCGGCCGGGCGCCGTGTGGCGCGATGACCGGGGCAACGTCTGGACGCGCATCGCCGGCAAGACGATTGCCGTGCCAGCCTACGCCGTGTTGCCCGACACGATGAACAAGGTCCCGCTCACCGGCCACATCTGCGAGCGGCAAGGCTACTTCTATTGCGCGCTGGTGGGCGGCGCGGGCGGATAGCCGAAATCGGCGGCCACCCGGTCGCCGTAGCAGGGCAGCGTATCGCCCCGCTGTATGCCCGTATGGGCGTTTCCTCCCCAAACGACTTGGCTGCCATCCTCAACCGGGTGGCGGCCTTTTTTGTTTCAGGGCCCGCGCCATAGGTGGATCGAAAGCCGGAAACATCTTGCGGAGATTCCCCGGCGACAGCGGTCCTGATCCGTTAGCTTGCCGATGATGACCGCCGCACTGACCACCTCGGCCTTCTGGGACGACGCATGGTCCCACAAGCTCGCCGATTACCTTTCCGCCCGGCCGAGGACCGGCCAATACATGGCCGCCCGCTTGCCACGACGCACGGACGGCATCCTCGAAGTAGGGGCGGGAAGCGCGCGAGATTCCATCTATCTTTCTCGCGTGGGATACCGAGGCGTCGTCGCCTCCGACTTCTCTCCGAAGTGCATCGAGGAGCTTGGGCGTCGATTCCCCGACCGTGCCAGGATGTTCCGGGTGGCCGACGCCTTCGCGCTGCCGTTCCCCGATAAGAGCTTCGACGTCGTGTTTCACAACGGGCTGTTCGTCAATTTCAGGGACGACGACGATATTGTCCGGATGCTGAAAGAGCAGGTGCGGGTCGCGCGCAAATGGATCGTGGCCCTCGTCCACAACGGCGAGAACGAGCGGCTCGTCGCGGAGTTCAAGCGGCAAGCCAAGACAGATCCCATCTTCGACCTGCGTTTCTTCACTCGCGGCGACGTGCGGGGAATCGCGTCACCCTTCGGGGCCGTTCACGTCGAGAAGTTCGGCGGAAAATGGGACGCGCTGGCCAACTCCAGCGTGAAAGGGATACCGAACCCGCTTGCGCCGTTCGCCAAGAGCCTGCCGGCACATCTCTACCAGTTGCAGCCATGGCGATGGGCCGAGCGATTGGCCTGCTGGATTCGGGTTCAGTAGCGACCCGCTCGGCTCACCACCGGGCGGATTTTGCGTTTCAGATCCGGCGCCGCCTGCGCCTTCTTTGCTGAAACTCGCCACCATTCAGCCGCCATCGAACGATATTGACCAACTCGACGATGCCCCAGATCAGGACCAGCACGAAGGCGCCCAAGAGGGTCGCCTGAAAGCCGTCCTCGAAATCGAAATCCGGACCTCGCAGCTTGCCGCCGACGAGCAGGCATCCGCCGAGGAATATCGCCGACAGCAACGTTCTCTGAATCGTTCTTCTCATTGCTCCCCGCCGATTGCGCGTCTCACCGCCTTGGCGACGTGATGATTGCCCGCCGCGTTTCGGCCCGCACCTCAGATTATCGTCTCAAGCGCTTCCTTGAGCAGCCCGAGCGTCTTTTCCCGGCGCGCCGCTTCGTCCCTGATCTTCACCCACGTCGGCGGGTGAATGTCGCTCTTCCCGTTGCGCATCTTGAGCACGACGCCCTTGTCGAGATCGAGCAGCACCGCCATCGGTGCCACGTACTGGTCGCCATAGAGCGCGCGGCCGGTGCGGTCGAAGAGGTCGGCGGGGGTCACCGATCCCCTTGTGTGTTCACGATCTTCAAACCATGGATGCGGAGAGCGCGAGCCACGCGAGCCCATACGTCCAGCGACGTCATCTCTTTGTACCAGTAGGTGTTCTTGTAAAGAGCGGTCGACGGATCGCATTCATCCTGCTTGTCGATGAAGAGGCCCCCCAGCCAGAATGCCAATTCTGCGATCTCGCGATCCTCCGACGTGAACGGCGCATCCGTGTGGTGGCTATCGCCCATAGGCTCATCAAAGGGGCGCAAGCCGTGCTTGGCCATGGCTGCCTTCGCGTTGATCTCGATCCTATTGATCGGCCTCATGCGTTCCCTGTCTCGCTGGTGGTGGGCTGTATCGTCAACGATGTGAGCGCCGAAGCGTGCGCGATCACGATCACCTGTCATTGCGCGTCGACCTCCCAACGCAACGCTACCTCGTGCCAGCCGCGCCGGTAGTGGCGGCGGTCGACCACGCGGCCGCTCACGGCGAATTTGGCCGGGGCCGACATGATGCGAGCGGACCCGTAGGACATGAGCACCGGATCGCCCTTGCGGAAGGCAGCGGCGGTCATTGGGCCGCTCTCACGTCGAGGCAGCGAACGAGCATGTCGCTCCCGGGATAAGCAAGGTCGATTGTCTCGCCGTCCGGCATGTACAGTTGCCAAAGATGCTCATGCGCTCGGTAGAGTCGCGCGCCCTTGCACGAGCCCGAGATTACCTCTGCCATCGCCAGCACGGGCATGACGTTGGCCTGTCGTTCGTCGGAGAAGAAAGCGTATATCGCCATGCGTTGCGGGCCTCCTTGCCCTCGGCGGCGCGAACTACGCCGCTTCCAGGGTTGGGATCTTAGACACGTCGACCTCTTTCTCCGCGCGCTCCAAATCGAAGCGCTTCTGAAGGTTGAGCCACAGATTAGGCCCATTGCCGCACAGCTTGCCGATGCGGACGGCCATGGCGGCGGTGACCGGCTGATTCCCCTCAAGAATATCGTAGAGCGTCTGCCGAGAGATGCCGAGCAGGGCGGCGATCTCGGTCTTGGACTTGCCGAGCGCGGGGATTACGTCCTCGCGAAGGATCTCGCCGGGGTGCACGGCGCGCAGGCCGCGCTTGATCGTCTTGGTCGTAGCCATCAGTGATAGTCCTCCATGTCTACGTCGGTGACGTTCTCTCCGTCCCAACCGAATGTGATGCGCCAGTTGCCCGTCACCCGGATCGAATAGCGCCCTTTCTGATCGCCCGTCAGGCGGTGAAAGTGATAGCCGGGAACGTTCATGTCTTCTAACCGTTCAGCATCATCGAGGGTCGCCAACATGCGCTCGACCCGGCCATAATCCTGAACGCTGAGGCCCTTGGGCTTCCCGGTTTCGAAGAAGCGCTGCAGAGCCCTGTGTTTGAACGACGCGATCATGAAGGAATGTAAGGCAATTCCTTACCGCATGTCAACCATGGCCTTACAAATGTTCGCCGGAAAAGCGGCAGCCTAAAGGCCGCCTCCGCGCGTTGATCCCGGTGCACAAGCCCAAGCCCTACAAGTGCCCGGTGTGCGAGGCCGAGGTGCCCGACCTGCCGATGCCGGTCCTGCGTCACCAGATGTCGCACGTCCGGCGCCGGCCGTTTGCGGGCGTCAGAAGGGATAACCGCCCGGCGAAGTCGGACCAGCCGCAGTCACCCAAGACGAGTTAGCTTCACGGCCGCCGACCGAACAGCGCCACATACACAGCGATCTCAGCCTCGCGTTTTGCACGCTCGATGCTTTCCCAGATCGAATACTCGCCGCCGACGTGGGCTTGCCAGCCATTGACCGGATCGCGCTCGACGCGGGCGATCACCTGGCCTTCGCGGATACCTTCCCAGATCGCGCCCTTCTGCCGCCATGTGACGGGCGCGGAACGAGGCTTCTTCACGGTCGACAATCGTCCGGCAGCGGCCACCGGGGCGTCGTGTCGTCCGTCGGCTGCCAGCCCTCGAACAGCAGGCCGTGCCAGTTGACGACGCGCGCGCCGCCGAGCTCGTGCCAGCTCGCGCCTTGCTCCCACTGCGCCGGGGTGGCGCCCGGCCATTCCCAGACGGCCTCGTTCATCGGATCGCGCACCAGTGCCGGCCGGGCCGGATCGAAGTCGGTCATCGGGCGAGGGGTGGGGAGGTCGGGCATGTCGAGCCAAGCTAGAACGCCGGCCGGCAGCCGTCGATGCGGGGTCGGCGCCTTGACGCGCAATCGTACGGTCGAGCAACGATACGCCACGCGCCGCGTTTGTTTGAGCGGCGGCTGGTAGGGCATCACTGCCGTCTCTCCTCTATGCAAGGCTTGGCCCGCCGTCGGTGACCTCTCGCGGCGGGCCATTTTCTTTGTGAGCTAGGCGTACGTCCTGAGGGTGTCGTCGCCCTGCAGGCCGGCCCAGAACCACGCGCCATGTCGCGCGATCACCCAGCGGAGCATATGGTCGACCATCTCGCGGGCCCGGTCGCGGTCGGTCGATGGCGCCGCGGCCAGGATGACGTCGGACGCCGCCCAGTTCGCCGACCCGTGCGCCGGGCAGTCGCGGCGCTCCCGCCGGTAGACCTGCACCACCTCCCGGATGATGCCCGTCGACAGGCCCCAGATCACCGCATGCTGGGCCCGGGCGGATTCCTCGTACCGGACCCGCACCGGGCACGGCCGCAGCTTGGCCTCGAGCCGAGCCTGCAGCTCCCGCATGTCGCGAAGCACATACTCGAGCCGGTCAGCCTGCTCCTTGTGGACGAACGAGAAGATCGTGCAGGCCCAGAATGGCGTCCGCTTCTTGAAGCCGGTGCTGCCGGCGATCTCCGCCAGTAGCTCGGCGAGCCAGGGCTGGTCGGCGTCCTGATAGCCGACGCTGACCTCGTGCACGAACTTGGGCTTCGGCATCGGGCGCGGACGGGTGATGCGTCCCACGGCAACACGCTCCTGCAGGCCGCTGTCGACCTGCCGAACGGTGCCTCTCCTGCACCAGGTTGGACGAGCGGCACCCCACGCGCCGCGGCTCTTGGCTAATTCCTATCGTGCCGGGGCGGGCGGGCGCAAGGTCAGGGAGGGCTTCATGCGGACTGGCGGCGCCGTGCGATAACAGCTAGCCGCCGGACGATCTTCGCGCGGTCCAAGGCCGCTCGAAACCCATTGAGCGTGGCTATGCCGGTCCCGGCAGTCAGGCGGTCCCACGTTTCCGGATCGGCCTCCGCGCGCTCCAATACGGGCAGGATGCGTTCCATCTCCGCTATCGTGTCAGGTTGGGCTTTGTCGCTCATGTCCGTGTCTCCCGCTGTGCCGGATTCTTATTCTGTAGAGGCGGATTTGCCTCGATGAAGTCCGCCAAACGCTTGCCCAGCCCGAACCACTCGCCATGGCTATGGGTAGGCCAAAATCTGACGTGCATATCGAACTCCAGGTCGCGTGGCCCTTTGACGAAGGCCACAAGCCGCAGTGGAACGGGGCAGCCAGTGGTGAGCCCGGCCAGACGCTTCTTCACGTCGATGGCATATCCGATCTTGACCTTCTTCAGTCCGACCGCCTCGATGAAGTAGACTCCGCCATTCTCGACGGCGCGTTCGCGCTGCAGCAAGCGGGCGGCCTTGCGGCGGGCGCGTTCGGCTGGGGCGTAGATATGGAACTCCGTCCTACGCGCAATTTGCGCGTCTTTCTCGATCTGTTCCCGCGTTCGCCGCAT